TCAGGGGCATGGTTCCCTCCCGTTCGTGCTTGGGGTGGGGTTCTCGACAATCGAGATGACGTACGGATCAAACGCGCCGCCGCCGGGGGTGCTGTCCGGTATTTTGACGGTAACCAGCGCTCGCTTACCGAACTCGCGAGCCTTCGCGTCATCTTCGCGGCTGGTGCCGTAGGCTCGGATGATCCGCCCGTCTGGATGACGAACGTCGATATTCCTGCACATGGTGATCCAGACCAGCGGACCGGTGAAGGTTTCAGCCATGGTCGGCGCCCTTTGTTGCTGGGGCGTCCACCATGCGGGCGATGTCATCGATCGCGTCCGCCGCGGTTCTGAGGCGCGTAGCTAGGGGCGTATAGCCGTGTGACCCGCATTCGCTGAGAACGCGTGCGGCGCGGCCAAGAGCGGCGTGGTGAATGCCCCAGCTCGCTAAACTGTCCGCGCCGAAAGCCGCCTCGAATTCAGCTATGCTCTCCGCCTTCTTTTCGAGATGGGCCGTGCGCCTCTTGGCGGCTTCCTCGATGTCACGCGAGCGGCTTTCACGGAACTTCTCGATTTCCTGATGGGCGGTGTCGCGTGCCTGGCGCGTGGCCTCATTCACCATGAGGCGCATCATATCGTCAGCGCGGCGCAGGAGCGCGGCAAGGAATGGCCGGGTGATGGGCTCCGGGTCGTTCTTGGCAGCTTCGCGGATCGTCTTCCACGACTTGCCGTCATACTCCCTAAGACCCCATGCCGGCGGCAGGTCTGAGAGATCGTCGACCACGCCGGGCGTTGTGTGGATATACCAACGGTCGCAGTAGCGAGCGATCGCCTCGGCTTTTTTCGGGTCTGCTGCTTCGCGTTTCCAGTCGGATCGGCTGACCTTGATCTCGACGCCATGAAGTTCGAGGCCGCGCGACGGCCACAGCGACATGATGACGGCGTCGGCATAGCGCTTCGCAGAGGCGCCGGTGACATTGGAGACTTCCCACATGATCGCATATTCTGGCTCGGTCCACCGCTTGGACATGCCGAGCCGGATATCTGACGATGTAAGACGAACCGGCTTTGCCGGCGGCGTGAGGAGGTCAGCCATCGGCGCGGTCCTTCGATTTTGTTTTGGAGCCAGGCATCATCGCGCAGCCTCCAGAAGCCCGGCCCGGCCGGCCTCGACCAGCGCGAAGATCTGCTCGCCGATGAGGCCGGCAACTTCGAGGGCTTCTTCGCGGGTCGGGGCGCCGTCGTTGATCGAGCAGGCCATGATGCTCACCATCGCGGGGAATGCGTCGGCGTATTCGCAGCCCTGCAGGACGGCCGACAGGGCGCGGGCGATATCGGCCTGGTGGTCGGTGAGGATCCGGTGCTTCTCAGGCATCGCGTTTTTCCTCGCGTACCAGCTTGATCTTTTTCACGAAGCTGCCGGGGCGGCCTTTGCGGGCGTCACGCTCGGCGATGAGGCTGTTTGCCGCGCTGATATCGACGCTGGTGCCGTCGTGGAAATGGACGCGGAAGATGGGCGTTGCGGCGGTATCGCTCATCGCGCAGCCTCCGCCAGCATGTTGCGCTGCATGGTCGTGCCGGGCAGCGTGATCGGGCGGAGATTGCTGCCGCCGGTCTTGTGCGAATAATTCTTCCAGACGACGATATAGCCGCGCGCGGTCGCCCGGCGCTGGAAATCATTGTCTCTCAGCCAGCCTTCACGTCGGGGTGCGACGAAATGATAGATATCGGCCTCGTCTTCACCGACTACCTTGCCGATCTCCGCCATGGGCGCGCCAGAGAGATAGAGTCGGCGGATGGTGGCCTCGGTGGCTGCGTCAATGCGGCCGGAAAGCGAAGGCCGGCCGGCCTGCTTGATAAAGCCCATCACAGTGCCTCCTGCGGCAGGAGGGCCGGGTGCAGCACGCCCATGCCATGGGCGGGATCCGCATCGGGCGTGGAGGCGAAAAAGGCATGGCCGGCTTCGGCGATGGCAAGCTCTGCAAGCTGCTCGATCGGCCGGTCGTACAGTTCCGATGCGGCGCGGTAGCGCGCTTCGGTCGCGGCGTCGAGCATGAGGGTAATCTGTGTCATGGTCGGATCTCGGCGAGGATGAGTGATAGGGGCGGCCGAAGCCGCCCCTCGTCGGTTCGTGGTTCAGGCGGACATTTCCGGGGCGCCCTGATAGGCCGGCAGTGCGGTCTCGCGCGCGGCGCGCTCCATGTCGGTCATCACCTGCTCGGTGACGTAAACGTCCGGGCGATACATCTGGAAAACCCAAGTGACGGAGCCCTCGCGAACGCGGTAGCGCAGGCGCACCGGCAGGCGAATGCTCTCGCCCATGAAGAACGGCGGAAGCTGGATGATAAAGAGCGAGGGCACGACGAGCTTGTCGCCCTTCATGTCGCGATGCTCTTCGGCCCAGGTGATTTCGCCCTCGCCGCTCTGGAGCGTGACGTTGCTGGCGACCTTCGTCGCGGCATGCACCTTGAGACCGATCGACAGGAGCTTCAGCTCGTTCGGATAGGCGACCTTGCCGCCAAGCTTCTCTTCCCAGTACGACACCTCGTCCTCGTGCGGGGAGGCAAGTTCGCTGATGTGGTCCTCGATGAACTCGGCAAAGGCGGCCTGGTTCATGGGCTGCTTGTCCTGCGCCACCCAGGCCCGCCACTCTTCGGAGAGAGGGAACTTGTAGTCAACGCGATGGCGGCCGAACTCGGCGACGCCGGCACGGGTCGCGACCGGCTCGTCCTTGCCTTCTGCCGGCGGCAGGTCATGAAGCTGGTGATAGTCGATCACAGCGGTGAGGCTCGGCGCCTTCCAGTCGGTGTTTGCGAAGATCACGGAATGGGTGATCTTGTGGCGGCTGGTCAGCTCGATGAAGCTTTCCAGCGTCGTTGCCTTGGCCGTGCCAGCCTTGCGTTCCGGCGCACTGCGCCATTCGTCGAACAGCGATTTCAGGCTGCCGGCGCGCCCTGCCTTCGGATCGAGGAGGACGGGAACCGAGGTCGGCACGCCGGGGCTGCCGCTCGGCGCGGTGATGTTGGTTACCTGCAACCCGGCATCGCGGGCAAGGTTGGCGACGGCGTCGATGGCGGATTCGGAAAGCTGATCCATGTCGTATGGTCTCCGTGGACAGAGTCAATTCAGGAGGGGCGGGTGAAGGGCTGGCGGGTGTGGTCGATCTCGCGAGGCCCACCGATCATGTCGAGCTGCTGCGGGTGCTCGGTGGAGATGTTGCCGTCGTCGGTCAGGAAGTAGACCGTCGAGCGGCGCGGCAGCTTCGGGAGCTTCACGGGGGGGATTTCCGCGTTGAACTCGATCATTTCGCCGGCCGCCGTCAGCTTGAGTTCCAGCTTGACGGTAGCGGAAAACTTGCGGTTCGGCTGTGCGGCGACGAGGTCGGCAAGCGCGCGCTGCGTTTCCTGCAGCGTCGTCGACAGTTCGTCGTTCAACTTGCCGCTTTCCAGCATGCCGAACAGCGTCTTGGCGTCGCGTATGATTTTCATGGGAGGCGTTCCTTCTCGGTTGCCTAGACGCCGAGCGCGAAGAAAGCGGCGGCGATTGCGAGGGTCAGCCAGGCGCCGACAAAGGCGTATGCCCATCGGCGTTGGCTCTGGCGTATGCGGCTGAGGTCGCGGCGCACGGGAACATGATCGCGGGGCGCCTGGTGCATCGTCATCCCCCGACCTGCACGCTGATCGCCAAGGCGGTGAGCGCGGGGATGCTCAGAAGCAGGGTCGCTTCGGCGGCGCGATCGACGATGCGCAGGAGCAGCGGACGGGGCGGGGGAATGACGATTTCGCGCATGGGTGTCAGGCCGCCTGCTTGTTCGCAGCGGCGTTCGCCTGCTCGGTGGCGGCGACGCCATAGGCCTTGAGTTCGGCGGTGGTCACACCGCGGCGGATCAGGCGTTCTTCGGTGCAGTCATCGCCGAGTTCGCGCATGATGTATGCGATTTCGCGGATGCGCATGCGTTCGGTGTGGTTGAAAATTCGCATCGTCGTTTCTCCGTTTCAGGGTGATCCGGAGTGGCGGGCCGCGTTGCGGCCGGACGGGGATGAGCCTATTTCGGCCCGCCGTTCCGGGGAACGGCAAAAAGGTTGCATAAGTTGCAACTGCTGTAAAGGAGAAAAGTTGCATGTCGTGCAACATTGTCCCGCCAGATGGCAGAATCGCATGCATCTGCACCTGCTCGCGCTGGTCTACCTGCCGCTTCAGGGGTTTGCAATTCCGCGTTGCCTGCGCTTAAGCTTGTGTCATCGCTGGAGGGGGATGGCGATGAGCGACAAGATTGTTTTCGCAGACGTGGAGACGACCGGGCTTAATAGCTCGGATCGGATCGTTTCTATCGGCCTGATCTCGGTGAGTGAGGCGGCTCTTAGGTCGGGCGGCTTCGGGGCTGATACCATTCATCTTGTGTTTGACCCGGGCAAAAAGAGTCATCCCAAGGCGGAGGCAGTGCACGGATATGACGATTGGATCCTTCGTCACCAGGGCGCCTTCTCTGCCTATGCAGATCAGGTTCGCCCGCTATTCGACGGGGCGAGAATGGCTGTGGCGCACAACGCATCATTTGATTCGCAGTTCATTCGCGCAGAGTTTGCTGCAGTCGGCATGCCGCTTTTGACGCCATTCTACTGTACGATGGAGGCCTTCAGGGCGCGACATATAGGCAGTGCGAGGTTGGATACGGTGCTCGCCCGCATAGATTGGCGGCTGGCCCGACAATCCTCAAGGCATAGTGCGCTTGCTGATGCATGGCATGCCATGCAGGTGTACAGCTGGCTTAATGGCTATCCGGTGCATCTTATGCCGGAGCAGATTGCGTCGCCGCCAACCAATTTGGTTGAGCCGCCTCAGCATCCCGGCTTCCCTCTGCCACGTCGAAAACGCAGGCCGATTTCCGACGGCGGAGGATCGTAGCTGTTGCGCTCTTGATTTAGTCGTCCGTGCCAGTCTTTTGGGTTTTGAAGAGAACCTTTAGCATTTCGATCGCTTGCTCTTTCTGCTCTTCCGTCTTGTTCCGGAAGAACCGGGCCAGCCAATCATCGTCCGGATGCCTAAAAAGCCCCTGAATGTCAGTATGAAAGATTTCGGCTAGGGTGGCCAGATATTCCGGCTTTGGCAGTACTCCAGCAAACCAGCGCGTCACCAGGCTCTTATCGGCGCCTGTTTCTCTCGCGATGTCCGCCCGAGTCATCTCTCTGCGCTCGGCCCATTCCACAATGTAGTGGATTCTTTGTGGAGTTTTGCCCTGATGAATGTGGGTTAAGTTGCTCATGATGCAACTCTAATCCAGAGGGTTGGAAAAGGCGTTATACCAGTGTGCCACCCAGGCGCTTGCCAATAGTTGCAACTTATGCAACCTTTGGCGCCATGAAAACCAACTCGCCCATCGAAAAGTATCGTCGAGACCACGACCGAATGTCTCTTGAGGAGTTCGGCGCGCTGTTTGATCCGCCGGTGAACAAATCGACCGTCTTGCGGTGGGAGCGCTTTGGCGTGCCGCTTGATCGTGTTCGCTCCGTCGAGGAGCGCACCGGCATTCGCCGTGACCTTCTGAGGCCGGATGCATTCGGGCAGTATGCAGAGGCCGCCGAATGACCGTTTCCTGTGGTCCCTCCCAGCGTGTGATGTCCGGCCGATTGGATGACGGTCGGCTCGTCTGCGCCATCTGGTGCCGGTGTTTCGCTTCGTGCGCTCCGGCACCTTTTCTCTTCTCGCCTGCATGTGGCCCTCCTGTGATCTGACGGGCCGACCATAGGCGCGGCCGGGCCGCGCTTCAGTGAATCCTTTTCCGAATTTGTTTCCTTGCCAACCTGCGGGGTGTTTTCGTGCGCCTTATCTCCATCGAGAATGTTCTGAACCTGAAGGGCGCCGCCGATGCCAGTTTCCGGCTGGGTGGCGGTGTCACCTCCTTCGCACTCCTCACCCGCGTCGTGGTCTCGACGCTCGTCAAGTACTCGACGCGCGGCGAGCGCCGTGAGGACGGCGAGCACGAGCACGACAAGACGCTGATCCCCGTTGATGTGGCCGTGGAGGCGGACATGCGCGCGGGATCGCCGATCATCACCGGCGAGATGGCGCGGCAGCTCGGCTTCCGGCTGGAGCCGATCGACGGCGAGGCGGCCGGCCGGCGGTTGACGGAGGCGGATGCGCACCATGTGCTTGCCGCGACCATGGACGTGTCGCGCGCGATCCTGGAGGCCAAGGCCGACGGCAAGGTCGATTTCCGCGAATGGGAGACCATCGAGAAGGAGGTGCGCGAGGCGATCCGCGCCCTCGAATCCGTCCTCAAGAGCCGCAAGGCGGAGGGCGTGTGATGGTGATGAGCAAGTTTGCCGAGCGGGCACGCCACCACAAATCCATTGCCGGGCAGATCGTGCCGCGGCCGTGGCCTTGCCCGGTCAAGGACAGCCTCTTTTCCAACGTCTCCTGCGCCGCACGCGCCGTGGTCCGGCGGGCGCATCTTGGCGCGGACAAGACGGTCTTCGTCGACGGTGTCGAGCTGGAGGCGGCGGCGGCCGAAGCCGAAAACGCGGGCTATCTCGCGCCGCTCGGCGGCGCCGAGGGCGTCTACTACATCACGGCGCGGGGCGAGGCCTGGCTAGCGGCAAGAGCGAGGGTCGAATGATGGGAGCGCCAAAACTATCGCCGCAACAGGCCGCCGTCGTTCATGCCGCCGTCACCGGCGGCTCTTTCCGTTCCAGCCCTGGCGGAGAGCGGCAGCGCTGCATTGCGCTGAATAGCAAGGGCCTGCTGCAGCGCGATGGGAAGGATGCGGATCTCTGGTATCCGACGGACGTGGCGCGTGCCGCGACGATGGGGGTGGCGGGCGCCGCGCCGGGGGCGCTGACCGAGCGCGCCGCGCACGATCCTGAGCTTGTCTCAATGCTGCAGACGGCCCTTGGCCTCTTTGAAGAGGGCGATTTCCAGAAGGCGCGCGTCATTGCCGACGCCGCCTATGGCCTTGCTGATGCAGAGGCCCGCTTCGCCGCGAAGTACGAGGCGACCAGGCATCTCGTGCCGAAGCTGCGGCAGATGCAGGGCGATGCGCTGTACATGGAAACGCAGTGCAAGATTCACGTAGCCGTCGCCTATGATGCCGCGCAGGCGGCGGGCGAAGCGGCGACGCGTGGCCGCCCGAAAAATGTTCCAGACGGGAACGTTTTTACGGCCGAAGAGGCGGGCCTCAGCCGCAAGGAAATCCACGAGGCCAGAAAGCTCGCGGCTGCCGAAGCTTCCGACCCCGGCATTGCCCGGCGCGCAATCGATGCGCGCATTGCGCAGGGTCTTGCACCGACGCGTGCAAGCCTGCGCCACGCAATCGGGACGCGCACGGCCACCAAGCAGGAGCGCGGCGACAATCTGTACGAGACGCCGCCGGAAGCGATGCATGTTCTGCTCGCGCTGGAGCGGTTTTCGGCGACGGTTTGGGAGCCGGCGTGCGGGCGCGGGGCGATCAGCCGCCTGCTGGAGGATGCCGGCTATGCCGTCGTGCTTTCCGATCTCAATGACTACAGCACGGCGGACGCGAACGGCGAGCTGCAGGCGGTCATCGATTTCCGCGATACCAAGCCGGGCGAGGGCGAGTGCCACGACATCGTATCGAACCCGCCCTACGGCGACACGATGAACGCGTTCATCGCCCATGCCTTGCGGGTGCACAAGCCTCGCAAGATGGCGCTGCTGCTCAACATCAACGCCTATTTCGGTTTCGAGGACGCAGACCGGAACTTCATCATGAAGGCCTGCCCGCCGGCGCGGATCATCGCCCATGCGCATCGCCTGCCGATGATGCACCGCGATGGATGGGACGGGCCGAAGGCATCGAGCCAGATGAACACGGCGTGGTTCATTTGGGAGCGGCAGGCGGACGGCGGATATGGTTCGCAGACCATCCTCGACCGTGTCGATTTCGCGGACTTCGTGCCGGCCGCCGCGCCGGAAAGCGAGGCGGCATGAGCGTCGGCCGCATCTTCAACGAAGAGGTGATCGCCATAGGCGACACGGGGGGGCGCGCCCTGGCGATGAAAATCGTCTGCGCCGAATGCGGCGGTGTCGCCTATTTCCCGCATCAGACCGGCAAGACCCGGAAGCCGCCGATCGCGGCGCAACAGAGTTTTCAGAACAAGGGCTGGGTGGTTGGCAAGGGTCCGCGCAAGGACTTCTGCCCGTTTCATGCCGCGCCCGCATCTCGGAAAGGACGGGCCGCCATGGCTGTCAACGGAAAGACCATCGAACTTGCGGCCAACCCGCCGGTGCGCGCGGAGCCGCCGCGTGAGCCGAGTGTCGAGGATCGGCGCATCATCAACCTGAAGCTCATGGAGGTCTATACCGATGGCGGATACGTCTCGCCGTGGACGGACCAGCGCGTCGCCGATGACCTCAATGTGCCGCGCGCCTGGGTGAGCGCGGTGCGGGAATTTTCCTTCGGGCCAGAGGGGTCGAACCCGTTGTTCGACGAGTTCCTTGCTGCGTCTTCCGCTTTCTTGGCGGACAATCGAGCACTCGCCACCCTGCGCGTGGAGTTTCTCAAGACCTCGGCCGAAATTGAAGAGCGCCTTAAGGTCGTTCAGGAAGAGTTCCTCGGCCATGTCCGCGCGGCCTGCCGGCGAGTTTCCGAAAGTTCCAGCGACATCCGACGGCGCGGCGATGATCTGGACGGCAAGGCGCGCGATATCTCCACGCTTGCCAAGCGTGTCGAGAAGGAGATCGGCCGATGAGCAACCTCGTTCCGATCATCGAGGAGCTGGCCAATGCCCGTAGCGATGCCGAGCGAGCGCTCTGGCTGCTGCAGTGCCCGCCGGGCTATCTCGGCAAGTATGAGATGACGATCCGCAACCGTCTGATGTCAGTCGGCTTCACGGCCGGGCTCGGCGCCCTGGAGACGGAACGGCTGGTGATCTGGATGCCGCGCAAGGCCGACGGCAGCCTGAGCGACAAGGCGGCCGAATTGCTTGCGCAGTCGCGCAAGATCCTCATGGAGATCGCGGAGGGCGCGCCGTGAGTGATGCGCGTTTCTCCATCATTCCTGCCTGGATCGTGACGGATTCGCGCCTCAAGGGACGGGACCTTCAAGTGTTGTGCCTGCTCGGCCGCTACACGAACCGCAAGCATGGCTGGTGCCGCCGCAGTCAGGTCAAGATGGCGGAGGAGCTTTCCATCGCCCGTTCGACCGTGCAGGCCAGCATTGATCGTCTTGTTGATATCGGTGGCGTGGAGCGCCGCGCGGTTGTCAGCGAGAGCGGCCGCGACAGCGCGCATTGGTATCGCGTCATCTACGATCGCGAGGTTTCCAGCGATGCATTTGCCGCATGGGACGCGGCCGATGAAGAGGAATTCGGTCCTATGGATGGCGCCGAAACCGGCGTTACCCCCTGCCGGTATACCGGCACCCCTGCCGGTATACCGGCACCCCCTGCCGACTCTGAGCCGGCACCCCCTGCCGGTCCTGGGTCGGCACCTATTAACGACTCTACCTTAACGACTGATGCTCTTCCGAGAGAAAGAGCGCGCGAGCGCGGTGAAGGGGATGAGGAAGAAAATCACAAGGCTGTCCTTCGCCGCTTCCGGGCATGGTGGTCATCGATGCCGGCCTACAAGCTGGACACCGAGGCCGACGTTTGGGCTGAATGGCTGGCGCTTAGCCCGGACCAGCGCAGGGCTTGCGAGCAGAAGACGCCGGCGTGGCTAGAGGCGTGGAGGCAGTCGAAGCGATCCACTCCCAAGGCGTCAAAGAACTACCTGAAGGAGCGCCTCTGGGAGCGTTGCGGCGACGCCGACGCGGTGAAATACGCAGGCGGCGCGGCCCCTGCGGCCGAGCCGAGCAATCCGCTCTCCAAGGCGTGGATGGGGCTTGTCTTCTGGACGCTTCTCGGCCCGGAGAAGCTGGTGCCCCAGGCGAAGGGGATGCTGGCAAGCATTATGGCGCGGGATGACGAGGTGGGGCGGAGGGAGCGCATCCAGTATCGGCAGCGTCACGCTTGGCCTGACCTAGCGGGTCCGGAGGGGCTCTTCGAGCGTCCGCGGCGGATTGTCGTGTCGGCGGATGTGACGGCGTTCTCGGAACGGTTTCATAGCTACCGGCTTCTCCCGGATCCTGAGCCGGAGGTGGCGGTCTGGTGCGCGGTGTTTGAGCAAATGGGCTGGCCGTGGCCTAGGACTGGGGGCGCCGGGTGGCTCTGCCTGCCGCGTCTCGACAGTCCGGATGAGGATGCCGCCTGGCGGGTGATCGACGGCTTGCGCGAAAAGATGAGAGGGATGCGGGGCGATGAACATGCAGCATAGATCACTGTCCGGAGTATTCTTGGATGCGCTTGGCGATGTTCGGTATGACGACCGTTTCCGCGACATCGCGGAGGATAACCTTCGGGCGGCCACTCTTCGGGCTAGGAGCGATTCGCGCTGGTTCGTTCTGCGTGTGGCCTATGGGCGGGAAACGTCTGTGGAAAAGTCGCTGGTGGCCATAGGCATCGAGGCGATGGTTCCGGTGCGCAAGGGGCCGGAGTATCGGCGGCGCGGGCGCATCATTCCCCCGTCGCTCCTGCCTGTCATGACGGGCTATGTGTTGGTGCGCTGCCTCCATTCCCATGAGGCTATGCTGGGCCTGAAGGCGGTTGAGCATGTCGTCGATGTGCTCGGCACCTGCGAACGTCCGCATATGATTCCAAACGATGAAGCGGTCGGATTCATGGAGCGCGCGCTTGCTGGTGATTTCGATTGGGGCAAGCCCGCGGGGTTCTTCAAGGCCGGGATGAAGGTGCGTTTTCAGTCCGGCCCATTCGCACGCATGAAGGGCATCATTATCTCCTGCCGTGAGGATGGCAAAGGCGATGCGGTCATTGAGGTGGATATGTTTGGCAGCAGGTTGCCCGTTCTCGCGCCGCTTGCATTTCTCGAAAAGGTGTGACAGCAATTGCCGCACTGGATGAGCTGATGATCCTGCAGTGAGCCTCTGAGAACGCCTAGCACGCGGGGAGCAATCCCGAGGTCGGTACACCGGTCAGCCCCATACCCTGACAGCCTCTAGCGAGGCACCGACTCAGGGCCAGTGCGCAAGCTATGTCTGCATGTGGTAAGGGCGGCCTTCGGGTCGCCTTTTGCTTTGGGGCTGTAGGTATGAGGAAGCCGGCGTCATTTCGTCCATCCTCCAGGCCTACGGCGTTGGAGCGAGATCGTCAGTACGATCGGGACCGTGATCGCCAGCCTTGGCGCAAGTGGTACAAGACTTATCGGTGGCAGCAGGAGCGAAAGACGTTCCTCGCCCTTCCTGACAACCAGTTTTGTGTCCGCTGTCGAGCGGCCGGCCTGCTCAATCCGGGCATCTATCGGAAGGATGGATCGCTCGAAGACAATCCTCGTCGCATGCACCTCGTCGTGAACCACAAGCGGCGGCACCATGGGGACGAGGCGCTCTTCTGGGACTGGTCGAACTGGGAGCCCTTGTGCCCCGACCATCATGACAGCGACGTCCAGGCCGAAGAGAAGGCCGCGCGCCGGCCCCGATAGGGGGGGGCGGGTCGAAAGTCCAGAGGGGTGAGGGGCTCGACCGGCTGGTGTGAACGCGTGTGTCGCCGCGAAATTGGCTGAATTATTTTTTTCCCGAGCCTTAGGAGGGCGGAACGATGCGTGGTCGCAAGCCCGATGGTGCGGAGCTTCAGGCAGAAAAGGGCGCGCCCGGAAAGCGCATGTCGCAGAAGGAAACGCAGGCGGTTCGCGCCAAGCGCGAGCAGCCGATTTCCGCCGGCAACGTTCATCCGCCGAAGTGGCTGAAGAAAAGTCGGGTCGCAACCCAGATCTGGAACGAGATCGCTCCGAAGCTCCAGAAGATGAACCTTCTGAGCGATCTGGATGGGTTCCCGCTCGCCAGATATTGCCGATATGCGGCGGAATGGAACGCTGCCGAAGAGGCCGTACGCCGCGAAGGAACTTGGTTCGAGGCGATCGACACCAACGGAAACGCCACGAAAAAGCGGCATCCGGCCTTCCAGGCGATGCAGGATCTGGAAAAGATCATGCGTGAAATCGAGGCAACGTTCGGGATGCGCCCGGATGCTCGATACAAGATTCTCCGCGACCAGGCTGCGGCGGCTGGCCTGTTGCCTCTCTTCGGTGGCGCGCAGGTAGGGGAAGAAACCCAGCAGACCGATGAGCCGACCGCCAGCAGCGAGACAGACGCAGTGAGTTTGCTTCATGCGTTCAATTCGGTTCCTCCGGCCGGTCATGCCTGATGACGACTGAGCCGGCGTGGCTGGCTGAGGCCGCTGACAAGCATGGTTGGGCCTGGGCGCGGATTGCGTGGCAGCGTGCCGCAAAGGTTCCTGGCGCGTGGTTCGACGACAAAAAGGCGCAAGCTGCCGTCGCGTTGTTCCCGCGGATATTCCGGCTGACGGAGGACCGCTTCGCTGGCAAGCCTTTCCGACTGGCGTTGTGGCAGGAAATCATCGTGCGGCTGCTCGTTGGTTGGAAGGCGCCGATCGAGGTAACGGACGAGCAGACCGGGAAGCCAATCTCAGTGCAGGTCAGGGTGTTCCGGCGCCTCATGCTGTGGGTGCCGCGCAAGAACGGCAAGTCCGAGTTTCTGGCGGCTCTGGCCCTGCTGTTCTTCGTGGTCGATGGTGTCATTGGTGGTCAGGGCTTTGTGTTCGCCCGCGACGAAAACCAGGCCAAGATTGCCTTCAACAAGATGAAGGCGATGATCACCTATTCGCCTGCACTCGGCGAGACGCAGCTCTACAAGAAGTCGTTCTATCTGCCGAAGATCCGCTCGGTTTTCGAACTGCTGTCAGGGAAGCCGGAAGGCAAGCATGGGAGGTCGCCGACCGTTATTGTCGGCGACGAGATGCACGAATGGGAGACGGCGGACCTCGCGACCTTCCTGCGGCAAGGCACTGGCACCCGACTTGAGCCAATCGAGCTCTACGCCTCGACGGCAGGATTGAAATCGAACAAGACCGGGTACGGCCTTTGGGAGGAATCCCGCTCCATTCTTGAGGGAAGGATAGACAAGCCCTCAACACTGGTTGTTATTTTCGCGCTCGAACCGGACGATGACTGGGCGGATGAGGCCAATTGGCCGAAGGCTAATCCCTCCCTCGGCGTTTCCCCCACGGTTCAATTCCTTCGCGAGGAGGTGGCCACCGCCAAGGACAATCCACGCGCTGAGCAGAACTTTCGCTGCTATCACGCTAACCAGTGGATTGATGCTGTCACGCGTTGGCTGAGCATGAAGCGTTGGGACGCCTGCTCGGCCGATGCTGGGGCATGGAGGGGTTGGCGTGATGGTGATGATCTTGAGCGGCGTTCCTGCTTCGCAGCGTTCGACGTCTCCTCTAACCAGGACATCACCGCACGCGTGTTGGCCTTCCCGCCCGACGAGAACGTTGATCGATGGATACTCTCTTGTCGCTTCTGGGTCCCAAAAGAGGTTGCCGACAGGCGTACCCGGCAGGATCGCGTGTCCTACCAACAGTGGATTGAGATGGGTGCGCTTGAGGAAACGCCGGGCGACTACGTCGACCAGAGCTTTGTGCAACGTGCGCTGGAACAGGACCTGGAGCGTCACGACGTCCATCTGATTGGCTACGATCCGTGGAATGCCACCAAGCTGGTGACGGACTTGCAGAAAGAAGGCGTGGACGAGGATCGGTTCCTCGTGATGCGGCAAGGTATTCCGACGCTCGGCGAGCCGACGAAGTTGTTTGAGCGTCTGGTAATGTCCGGCAAGCTCGATCATGGCGGCCATCCCGTCCTTCGATGGATGGCAGGTAACGTCGCTATTCGCTTCGACGAAAACCTGAACTACGCGCCGACGAAGAAAAAGAGCGCCGAGAAAATCGACGGCATTGTCGCAAGCGTGATGGGTGTCGGTCTTTCGTTGGCCGGTGATGACGGCGGCCCCTCTGTTTATCAGAGCCGTGGCGCGCTTCTGCTTTAGGGGAAATTGATGGCCTGGTGGAATCGCCTGTTCAGCGGCCGGCCCGATGCCGACAATGCGCCATCGGCCGCCGTGCGTGATGGCGGCGTACTCATCGAGACGGCGGAGCAGCTACGGGACGCGCTCGCTGGTGGCGTCGATACAGCCAGCGGCGAGCCGGTCAATGCCAACAGCGCCATGAAGACCGCCGCCGTTTATGCATGCGTGCGAATTATCAGTGGCGCGGTTGCAACGCTGCCATTGGATGTAAAGCGTCGCGTCGACAACAAGACGCGGGTTGATGCGTCTGATACCGATCTTTGGCGCGTCATTCGCCGCCGGCCGAACCGATGGCAAAAACCCGCTCAGTTCCGGCGGATGATGCAGGCGCATGTTCTTTTGCGTGGCAACGCCTATGCCATGATCGTCCGCACCGTCTCTGGTGACGTCCAGGCGCTTGTTCCGCTGCATCCCGATCGCGTGCAGCCGAAGCAGCGTGACGACTTGGCGATGGAGTATGCTTACACCCGCAAGGACGGGCGTGTCGTCACGCTGAAACAGGAGCAGGTGTTCCATCTGTTTGGGCTCTCGCTTGACGGGATAACCGGCGTGACACCGATCACCTATGCCCGGGAGACAATCGGCACGTCGCTGGCGATGGAAAGGCATGGCGGCAAAACGTTCCGGAACAGCGCAATTGTCGGTCAGGTTCTGATCCATCCCAAGAAACTCGGCCCAGATGGCCGAGAAAACCTTCGCCAAAGTCTGCAAGAGTATCGGGCGGGCGGCGAGAGCGAAGGCAAGGATCTCGTCCTCGAAGAGGACATGAAGATCGAGAAGCTGGCGCTGACCGCAGTTGATGCGCAGTGGATCGAGGCCCGCAGGTTTACGCGCACGGATATTTTCATGTTCTTCGGTCTCCCGCCGCACATGGCCGGCGATACCGAAAAGTCGACCAGTTGGGGCACCGGCATTGAGGGGCAGCGGCAGGGGTTCGTTGACTTCACCCTCGAAGACCACCTGGTCATGTGGGAGGAGGGCGTAACCGTCGATCTCACCCCGGAAGACAGCGACCTGTACGCGAAATTCAACAGATCCGCCTTCGTCCGCGCCGACACCAAGACGCGCTGGGAAGCATACATGAAGGGGCGGCAAATGAAGGTCCTCTCTGCGAACGACGTTCGCGAGAAGGAGGATATGGACCCCATCGAAGGTGGGGATGTCTACGAAAATCCGCTGATCACCGTCGACCAGCCTGAAGGGGACGAAAACAATGAGCCTTCGAACGCTGCCTGAGGCGAAGAATTTTACGCGCCCGCAGAATTTTCAGTGGGACGCACCGTCCGATGTGCTCGCGCAGTGGGCAGCAAAGCCGCTGGCGGCGGTTGATGGGGCGGAGAACACGATCACGATCTTCGATGTCATCGGCGAAGACTGGTGGAGCGGCGGCGGTTTCACCGCAAAGCGCTGCTCCGCGGCACTGCGCGCGATCGGCAACAAGGACGTCGTCGTCCAGGTCAATTCTCCCGGTGGAGATATGTTCGAGGGGATCGCCATCTACAACATGTTGCGCCAGCACCCCGCCAAGGTGACGGTTCATGTTATGGGATGGGCGGCGTCGGCGGCGTCGATCCTCGCAATGGCCGGCGACGAAATCGTCATGGGCCTTGGCACCTTCATGATGGTGCACAACGCATGGGGTGTTGTCATCGGCAATCGCCATGACATGCGGACATCCGCAGACCTGTTTGACGGCTTCGATTCCGCAATTGCTGACATCTATGAAGCGCGAACCCTGGGCGACCGCAAGTCCATCGAAAAGCTGATGGATGCTGAAACATTCATGGGGCCGAGCGAGGCCGTGAAAAATGGCTTTGCCGACCGTATTGATGACGGTCTCATTGCCGCCGAGGCTTCTGCGAACGAAGGTGACCGCGCGATCTTCGCGCGCCGACAGACCGAAGCGGCGCTAGCGCGCGCCGGTTACTCCAGATCAGCCCGTGCGGAGTTGATTTCCGAACTGGGACCGACATTGCCGGCTGCGCGTGATGCAGGCCGGGCCAGAGCCGAGCGCGATGCAGGCTCAAACGTTGCTGCTATCCGGCAGCTTATCGAAACGCTCAAGACCTGAGGGCAAATCATGAAAATCGGACTTTTCCTGGCGGTGCTCGGCGCCGTCGCGCTCTCCTGCGCGCTCATCATCTCCCCCGTCGCTCATCCGGCGGATGTTTCCGACATCTTTGCGATGTGGCCGGACACGAAAACGGCGATCGCCATGACCATCATGCCGGCGCTCAACTATCGCGCCCGCGGTATCATTGGCGTTCGTGCCGATGGCTCGGGTGTGACACAGATCCTCAATGAGCTGAAATCCACCTTCGAGCAGTTCAAGGCGGCTCGCGAAGATGAAATCAAGGGCATCAACGCCAGGTTTGCCGATGTCGTCACAACCGAAAAGGTTGACCGCATCAACAAGGATATCGAAGCGCTCAACAGGGCGGTGAACGATGCGAACCAGTTGATCGCCGCCGCGGCGGTGGGCGGTGCGGGCGGCATCAACCACGATCCTGATGTGGTCGAGCACGCAACGGCCTTCAACAAGTGGTTCCGCAAGGGTGTCGACAACGGTCTTTCGGACCTGGAAGTCAAGGCGAAGCTGACGACCCAGTCGGACCCCGACGGCGGCTACATGGTGCCGAGCGAGACCGAGGCGACCATCGATCGCATTCTCGGCACGGTGTCGGCAATCCGCGGTCTCGCCCGTGTCGTGCAAATCTCGACGAGTGAGTACAAGAAGCTCGTCAACGTCGGCGGCGCTACTTCCGGATGGGTCGGCGAAGAAGACGATCGCCCGGAGACGGCGACCCCCAAGCTTCGCGAGATCATCATCAATACCGGTGAAATCTACGCGCAGCCCGGCGCCACGCAGACGACGCTGGACGACGCCCGCATCGACATGGCGGCCTGGCTCGGTGAGGAGATCTCCATCGAATTTGCCGAGCAGGAAAGCCGCGCATTTGTTGCCGGCAACGGCAAGAAAAAACCGCGCGGTATCCTCTCTTACGACATGGTCGCGAATGACAGTTGGGCGTGGGGCAAGCTGGGCTATGTTGCTTCCGGCGACGCCACGGCGTTCCCGGCGACGAGCCAGACGTTCAATCCGACAGACGTTCTGATCGACCTCTACTATGCGCTGAAGGCCGGCTACCGTCAGAATGGCTCGTTCCTCATGTCGGACAAGGTCATGGCCACCGTCCGCAAGTGGAAGGATGCCGACGGCAATTACATCTGGAATCCGCCCACCGCTGCCGGCGAAGTCGCAACGGTTCTCCAGAAGCCGGTCTATACCGACGACAACATGCCGGCTGTCGCTGCCAATGCCCTCCCCATCGCGTTCGGTGACTTCCGGCGCGCATACATGATCGCCGATCGTATCGGCATTCGTGTGCTCCGTGACCCCTTCACCTCCAAGCCGAACGTGCTGTTCTACACGACGAAGCGCGTCGGCGGCGGCATCGTCAACTTCGAGGCGCTGAAGCTCCTCAAGATTGCGACGAGCTGACACGCAGGCATTGCGGGGCGCTCGTCGCCCCGTTCCTCCCCTTTCAAGAACAAGGACCATGTCCATGAAGGATCTTCACTCCAAGATCTCGGCTATGCCGATCATCATGGCCGCCCTGTCGGCCGACAATACCCCCTCCGCTCTTGACCTTAAGGGCTACGACTCTGCCGAAATCTTGCTGGGCGTCGGCATTGGTGGTGTCACCTTCACCGGTACCGACAAGATCGAATTCAAGTTGACCCATGCCGATGACAAGGCTGACGGCTCAGCCCCGGATGCCGGCGACTTCAGTGCCGTGGCGCTGAAGGACGTTCTCGGCGTTGAGAGCGTTGGCAGTGGCGGAATCATCAAGGCCTTGACGGCCGCGCATCCCGCGGCCGCGGCGTACCGCGTGGGATACAAGGGGGGGAAACGCTGGCTGAAGCTTCTGGCGGATTTCAGCGGGACGCACGGTTCTGCGACCCCGCTTGGCGTTTTCCTGCTGCGCGGCAACGGCTTCGACAATCCGCAGGCAAACCAGGCCTGACGCATCTCGGGCAGGCGGCATTCCGCCTGCTGTACCCTTTCCAATCAGAGGATCATATGATGCAAGCGAAGGTTCTCCAGCCCTTTCCGGGCGTTCCCGACGGGCAGATCTATCCGAAAAACTTCGCCGAGGGTGATGTCTTGGATGGTGCCCTGGCACAGGTGGCCGTTGACGCGGGCCTCGCTGAGATCGTATCGGACGAAGCCAATGACGCCGTGCCCGCCGACGTGGATGCAATGTCGGTGGAGCAGCTCAAAGCGCACGCATCCGACAAGGGCGTTGATCTCGCCGGTGCGACCAAGAAGGCCGATATCATCGCAGCTATCGTTGCGGCGGAGGCAAAGTAAGCGCTATGGCGATCCGCGTCATTGTTCCACCGGGGCCGATCATTACACCGGCTGACATTCCGGGCGACCATGAGCCAGATGATGCTGTGGTCAAGGCGCGGATCGCCGCTGTCACTCACGCGATTGATGGGCCTGCCGGCCTGGTAGGACGGTCGTTCGGTCCGCAAACCTTGGAACTGGCTGCTCCTGCGTTTCGCAGGATGATGCGGCTGACGTTCGGCCCGATCATCAAGATCGATCAGGTATCGTTCCTGGACGGAAGTGATGCAGAGCAGATCGTTGACCCTGCGGCTTATCGGCTTGCAGAGAACTACGCCTATTTCGGCGAAGGATTGCCTTCGCGGACCGCGTGCGCGCCGGATGCCGTCCGTATCCGGTATCGTGCAGGCTATGATGGCGTGGCCGTTTCAGGCGGTGGAACGGGAGAGGTGCCGGCGAACGTCAAACTGGCGATCATCATGGAGGTTCAATACCTCCAGAGTGTTTTGGCTACAGGGGATTTCTTCGTCCGGAGCGAGGAAGTCGAAGGGGTTGGTGTCACGACCTATACAGTGTCTGAGGCCGCTGAACGCGTGATCTCCGCTCGCAGGGGTGCGCTTCTTCAGAATTTGATGGTGCCGGCGCTATGAGGCCTGATCGCGCCATCGCAATGCTCGATCGGCAACTTGCCTCACATGGCTCGAAGGTCGTGTTCGCACGGCAGGGGGCCCCTCAACATGAGGCGCGTGCGTTTGTGCGAGGATACACCTCTGAAGAGTTGGTTGGACTGATCGAGCAGGCAGACCGTAAGCTTGTTGTATCGCCGACTAGCCTTGCTGGGTTCATGCCGAAGAAAAAGGATCGGGTGACCGCCAGCGGGAAATCCGGGACTGTCGAGGACGTTGATCCAGTTGAAATCGATGGTGTCGTCGTGCGGTTCAATATCCGGGTGAGGCTCGCCGCCTGATGGCCCGGAACTCTACTCAGGCCTTCCACATCGCGGCGCGAGCGACGGTCGAGGCAACACGTCAAGCACTGATCGACACAGCGAAGCGTGAGCATTCCCGGGTCATGAAGACCGACCCGCAGCCGGCGCGCTTCACAAGGACCGTCGATGGCGTCACCGGTGCGCGGGAGGAGGCCGTCAAGGTCAATGGCCGGATCGTCTATCGATATCCGCGCCTAGAGGAAATCGTGCGCGCGGCGATGGAGTTGCTATTTGATCTTTCGCCCGTCCTGTCCGGCGAATACCGGCTCGGCCACACCATCCTTGTCGGCGGCGGCGCGGTCAGCGACCTGTCGGCCTGGGATGGTACGGGGGAGGTGGTTATCACCAATGTGCTTCCCTATTCGCGCAAGATCGAGTCCGGCAGGATGAAGATGCGCGTGCCCGGCACGGACCATGTCTATGAGCAGGCCCAGTTCCTACTTCGCCAGCGCTTCGGCAACCAGGCGCGCATCAAGTTCACATATCGCAGCTCAGTTCCGGGCAGGGCTGGAAACAAGTCGGCCAATCGGTTCCCTGCGCTCGAAATCGAGGCAAACCGCTGATGGGCAGCTATTCCGGCGGAAAGGCCGCCATCAGGCAGCGCCTCGTCGACAATTGGACGGCGACGCGGATTGCCTTTCAGAATGAGGCCCCGGCCGAACCGTGGCCGCCGACTTTGACCACGCCGGACGCTCCCGATGTACCGGCGCCTGCGCCGTGGGTGTTTCTGGAGATCACGACCATGCCGGGCGGCGGGATGCGTGGTGCGGGTACGCCGGGGCAACAGGTTTGGGTGACGTATGGCTTCATCCTGGTGCACGTTTTCGTGCCGACCGATACCGGCGATGCCATCGCCAGCGAGTTCGCCGAGACGATCGGCGAAATCTTCCGGGGCAAGAAGTTTTACGACGACCGCAATGATGGCTGCTACGTCCGCACATGGGCGCCTCGTGTCGACGAGGGCGGCCCGGCTGTCTCCGCATCCGATATCGAATGGGCCAACAATGGCTCATGGCACCGCGTCACGATGAGCTGCCCGTTTGAATACTGGCACCTCGGCTGATCTTCCGGCCTCGACCGGATCGCCGTTTCCCCGCCCTTCGGCAAGGCGTCACCATACCGTGGAGAAATGAAAGATGGCGTATCAAACCGCTCGCCAGGTCGAGGTTTCGTACAAGCTTCAGACCGTCAAGGGCACTCCGCCGTCCAACTCGGGCGCGAAAGCATTCCGCATCAACGACGGTGGCCTCAACCTCACGAAGGACCCGATCAACTCGAACGAAAACCGCCGCGACGGCATGACGACGCGCGGCCGCCATGGATCGCGCAGCGTCACCGGCAACTATACCGGCGATCTGTCGGTCGGCACGTTTGACGAGCTGGTCGAGGCTCTGTTCTGGGGAACGTTCGACGCGGCACTGACGATCGACGAGGGGACGGCCGGCCTGTCGAGCGCCACGCTCGCCGTCGGTGCGAATACGATCACCGCGTCCGCGGGTTCGTGGATTGCCTCCGGCCTGCGTGTCGGTGATGTTATCCGGCCCACGTCCGGCCTTGTCGCCGGTAACCTCAACCGCAACCTTCGCATCATCGGCCTGACGGCTACGGTGATCACGGTTGCGGAAGACCTCACCGTCGAGGCCGGCCCGATCGCGGCATACACCTTCGTGCGCCCGAAGAAGGTGATGCAGGGCAATACGCGGCGCGCGTTCTGCTTCGAGGAGCGTGAGATCGACATCGACGGTTCCGAAATCTTCGAATGGTGCCGGGTCGGATCCATGGCGCTCGAAATGCAGCCGAACGGCATGGCCACCGTCAATTTCGGCATCGTCGGCCGCAACATGGAGGTGCAGGAGGGTGTGGAAAGCCCGTACTTCACCGATCCGGCCTACACGACGAGCACCGGCCTGACCGCCGTCGAGGCGAAGATCATGCTCGGCTCCGAAGAGGTCGTCGATCTGACCGCCCTGTCGCTGAATTTTGACCGCCGTGCGTCCGGAACGCCTGTCGTCGGCTCCGTCCTGACGCCCGACGTGTTCGACAACAATATGACGGTCGCCGGCTCGATCACCGGGCTGCGGCAGGATTTCAACAAGACCAAGGCGTTCCTGGAAGAAGACGACCTCAGCCTGCATCTGCTCTTCGCCGAGAACGCGGCGGAACCGGCGAACTTCATCTCGGTCGTCATTCCGTACCTGTCCCTGTCAACCTCTTCGAAGTCGGCGATCGGACAGGACGGGCCGCGGACGCAGTCGCTCGATCTGATGATCGGCGTGGATCCCCGCGGCGGCGCCTATGAGCCGTGCATGGCGATCTGGCAGACGAGTGCTGCGTGATGGCCCCGCGCGCGAAAATGGAAGTAACCACCACCGGCGAGGCGCTGCGAGCATCCGAAGCAGCGATGGAGCCGCTGCCGGAAGCTGATGGGCCGGAAAAGACCGGCTCGGTTTTCTATGCGAAGAGCGGCGGTCTTGGTCCGTATGTTGAAGGCTCGTCCGTGCTGTCCACGGACGGCGTAGTCCTCTGGCAGGCGGGTGTCCTGCGAAGCGCGATCGAAGCCGCTCGCGCTGAAGGCTACGTCGTCCAGATGCCGTTTCGGATCGAGGATCTTGACCGCATCTCCGTCTCGGCGACAGCGAAGACCATCCCGACCACCTAGCCGCCCGACCAGCGGACCAGCTCGCGCAAGCGAGGTCACTGTGACGCGGCCTGCGCGTGTCGGCGTGCAGGCCGCACCCTTCCGACAGAGGATATGGAAATGAAGAACGACGCAGCAGTCGAGAGTTTCTCGTTCGCCGATTTCGAAGAAGCTGAAACCGGCAACATGACGGTCGCCGTCCATGGCCGCCCGACGAACTGGGTGTGGACCTTCGCGGGCCCGGGCCATGACAAGACCATCGAGCAGTCCAACCGGCTTGCCAAGGAGCGGCTTCACCAGGAGCGGCAGATCGAGCAGCAGCGCGTCAACGGGAAAAAGGTGAAGCTGCCGGAAGAGGCGGTCGACGATATCCGCAGCCGCAATGTGCGCATGGTGGTGGATCGTATCGTCGGGTGGTCGCCCGTCAAGATCGACGGTGAGGACTATGCGTTTACGCCGGACAACGCATACAAGCTGCTGATCAATCCGAAGCGTGCCGGCCTCCTCACGCAGGCGATGGAGTTCCTTGCCGCCGAGAGTTCTTTTACGCCGCGCTCTGCGACGAGCTGATCGAGCACGCGGAGCGTGAATTCGAGTTGGCCGCCCGCGACAAGGATGGCCACTCCCTCCGGGAGACCCTTCAAGGGCTCCTGGAGCGGGCACGAAGCGGCGGGAAGCGGGCTGAACTTGAAGAGCAGCTGTGGGTCCCTCCTCGTCCGGAAGCCCTCGATTATCTCTGGTCGATCTATTTTCGGATACGTCGCCGATGCTCCTCGACCGGCCTGGGGCCGGCGCGGATAACCTGGCCCGACATCGACGCATTCGTTCGCAATTCCGGTGTGCGGATGGCCCCCTGGGAAATCCGCTTGATCGAAGATTTGGATGACGCCTGGCTCAGTTCGCAGTCGTCCTGATGTTGCGCGCTGTCATCCTAACCTGAAGGAAGCCGTCCCTTGTCGCAAGTTGTCACGGAACTGGTCATCGACGGATCTGGCGCTCTTCGCGTGCTCGACCAGTACGAGCGCGGGATGGACAATGCTGCCCGGTCGACGCAGCAGACGACTGGCGCTGTCTCTGCCTTCAGTACTGCCATGGGCAAGTTCGCGGCCATGCAGGAGAAGGGTCTTGCGATCACCACTCAGAAGGTCGAGCGCATTTCGCGGGAGCAGAAGGCCTGGGAAAATTTGCAGTCCTCCGTCAACAGGGCAACCGGTCTTGAGATCAAGCTGCGCCGTGAAGCGCAACAGGCGGCCGTCGTCGCGGCAAATGCCGTGGTGCTTGGATACGAGACGCAGGAAAATGCACTGCGAAATCTTGTCGCTCTGGAGGCAAAGCACGCGGCGCAACTCGCGGATGTGAGGAACGTTGGGCGGACGGCTGTGGCCTCGACAAACGAGATGGCGCAGGCATCAAGGCGACTTGCCGCCGCAAACGACAATGCGCAGTTCGCGACGGCGAACCTCGCTGCACAATTTCAGGATATTGCGGTCACGTCCGCCATGGGGATGTCGCCGCTCCAGATCGCGCTGCAGCAGGGCACCCAGATTTCTGCTGTGCTCGGCCCGATGGGTGCTGCCGGCGCGGTTCGGTCGCTCGGCGGTGCCTTCCTCTCCATCATCAATCCCGTCTCTCTCGTAACGATCGGCCTCGTTGCGGCTGCGGCTGCTGCCGTGCAGTACTTCATGGCTGCCGACGACGGGGCTGTTCAGATCGAGGAACAGCTGCGGAAGCAAGAGGATCTCATCCGAGCGGTGGCTTCGAGATGGGCTGATGCCGCTCCGGCGCTAAAGGCCTATGCGGATGAGCTTGATCGGGCCCGCGAGTCCCAGGAGCGATATGCCGCCGTCTCGGCGGCGGCCGAGATGAAAATCAAGGGCCTCAAAGCAGAGATGGAGGGGCTTCTCGGCGCGATCGGGCGGATGGACACCGACTATAGTCTGTCGAATGCGATCAATTCGGCTGATGTCGAGCAAGTCCGCGCGTTCCGGGAAAGCATGCTTGGCGTGAAAGACGCCATCGACGAGGGCAGGGATCCAACATTCAAATTGAACGATGCCATCGGCGCCCTGTCCGCAATCTTTCAGGACAATGCCGCGCCGGCCGTGAAGGAGCTCCTGGATAACCTTACCGACGTGGCCGATAAAATGCGCGAGGTTGCGAATGAGGCTAAGTCCCTTACCTCGCTGCCAAGCCTGTCGCCGCTCTGGTCCGAGAGTGGACGCTTCCTTTCTGAACAGGAGTTCTTGCCTCGCGTGCCCGGCACGCCATCCCGCCGGCCGTTGATCGAGCTTGAAGGCCTGCCAGGTGCGGAGAAGCAGGAAAAGCAACTCCAGAAGCTGAGGGAAGGCTACCGAGATCTTATCCTCAGTGCCAATCAGCGCATTGACCAGATGCGGCTTGAACTGGAGCTTTCCGGCACGAGCGGGGCGGCGGCGGATGCGCTGCGCTTTGAGCAGGACCTGCTTGCGCAGACGATGGAAAAGCTCGGCAAGATCACACCGGACCAGCGCCGCGAGATCCATGGCCTAGCACAGGAATATGGACAGCTTGCTCAGGCTCTGGAAGAGGCACGGGTAAAATCTGACCTGCTTTTCGAGCGGGAGCAGATGGCCCGCAGCCCGGTCGATCAGCGCGTCGCCTCCCAGATGCGCAACCTCTATGGTGACGAATACAAGTCGCACATGGACGACGCCATCGCAGACCAGATCCGTCTGAACGACCAGTGGCGCACGGCACAGGATGAATTGCAGGAGGTCGGCGATATCGGCGCGAATGCGCTCGGCGGCCTCTTGGATATTCTCTATGAATCCGGCGATGCGACTGAGCAGTTGATGAAGCTGTTTGCCAATATCGGCAAGCAGTTCGCGCAGATGGGTCTCGATCGCATGATCGGGAACCTGAAGGCCGGGAAATCCATCTTCGATCTTTCCAGTTTCGGTGGCCGTTCTGCTGCCGATACCAAGGCGTCGGCCATTGCGATCGGTCGGGAGATCGGTGGCGCCGTCGCGCCGACCGTGACGACCGGGTTCAAGTCGGGCCTCGACGTATGGGCGGCAGGAATCCGTAAGATCGAAAGCGGCTCCTATGCCGGAAATTACGGCGCAGTCGGCCCCGTGACGAGCCGCGGCGACCGTGCCTATGGCGCCTATCAGGTCATGGGCGCGAATATCTCGACATGGACCAAGGAAGTTCTGGGGCAGTCGCTCTCGATCAAGGAATTCCTCGCGGATCAGTCGGCGCAGGACAAGATTTTCTATGCCAAGTTCAGCCAGTCCGCCGACAAATTCGGCTCGATGGCCGATGCTACGTCCGTGTGGTTTTCCGGGCGTCCGATCTCGCGCGCGGGCAACGCCAGCGATGGTTACAACACCGTCCCGCAGTATGTGGGCAAGGTGCAGTCGGCGGTGGATGCCTATCCGGGCAGCCTTCGTCAGGGTGTTTCCGACGGCGTTGTCGATGCAAATCGCCGGGTGCAGCAGAATGCCACTATGCAGGGCATGGATTCGCCCGGCGCGACAGGGCAGATGGGGAAGCTGGAGGCCTTGCTTGGTCTCGGCGGCGCTGCGTTCGGTGCCTTTGCCGGCGGTTACCAGTCCGGGAATCCGCTTATGGGCGGCCTCTCCGGTGCTATGTCAGGTTTTGGTGCGGCTCCGGCACTCTCTGCGCTTGGTCTCGGCTCGGCGGCCGGGCCGATTGGCATCATCGGCGGTGCGGTCCTTGGCATCCTTGGCGGTATCTTCGGCAGGAGCCGTCAGAAGCGGAAGGAAAAAGAGCAGGCGAGGGCAGAGCTTGAATCGCAGCGGGGCGCGATCCAGTCCCTGATTGACGCGGCCATGGGCACCCCATCCGGGGAATCCGAAAGCGCCTGGCGCCAGATGAGCGACGAAATCGCCAAGGCGCGCAAGCTCGCTTCGAAGGCCGGCGATAGCGCCTTGGTGAAGGAACTCGATCTCGCTTCCGAGACGTTTTTTAACTTCCTGGTCGACGACTGGCGGCGCGGGCTCGATGGCGTGATGAAAGCCATGGAGAGCGGCCACGGCATGGATGGTGCCTTTGTCCGGGCGCAGAAGGCCATCAGTGATCTGTCGGACACGCTCGTCGGCTTTGTGAAGGATGCGGAATGGTTCGCCGAGACGGGCGGCGACTACGAGAAGGCCAAGCTGACGAAGAAGGAGGCTGACAACTCCACCGGGACCAGTGCCTTCAAGCTCGGGCAGGATGACGATCGTAAGCGCTACTATGACCCGATCTCGCAGGACTATCGCACGGCGGTCACGCGCTATGCGGACGAGCTGAAGAAGCTCGGCATTGAGGCGTTCACGATGACCGGGCCGAGGAATGAGCAGTACGAGGTTGCCGCGTTCTCTTCCGTCGACGCCCTGATGAAGAAGATGACCGACCTCGGCGTCGTCTTCGACGATCTCGGTAACATCCTGACGGCCGATCAGATCAAGGAGCGCCTGGAGCGCGAGAAGGAACTGCAGCGTGCCATCGAGGGCGCCCAGAAGGCGGCGCAGGAAATGGCGCTGCGCCAGTTGACCGGTGCGGAGGAGTTTACCCAGATCGAGACGGCCATCCAGACGCTGGAAGGCACGGCGGCCGGGCTCCAGACCACACTCGAAAAGCTCGGCATGACGGCCGATGAGGCTGCGGATGCGATTGCGAAGGGTCTATCCGAGGCCCTGAAAAAGCTGCGCGACGACTATGTGAAGGACCTCACGCGCTCGATCAACGAGCTTTCGGGCGCCGGCTACATCAATGATGTGATGGACGCCATGAAGCTCTATGAGGAACGCCTCAAGGACAGTAAGGCGCTGGGCATCGACACGTCCATGGCCTTCACGGAACTGACGTTGTCGCTCCGGGAAATCTCGCGTGAGGCCGGTCTTTCCGGCGACGACCTGAAATACCTTGCCAAGCTGTTCCCGGATCTCGCCAAGGTCTTCAAGGGGATTTCGCCCTCCGGCGGTATCGCCGAGGCACAGGCGGCGGTTGATCGTGCCAAGGCGGACCTGCGTGCAGCCTATGACGAGGAGGCGCGCGCAATCGAGGGCACGATCAGCCGCCTCAAGAGCTTCATCAGCAGCATCGAGAAATTCAAGGTTTCCCTGAAACTCGACGACCAGCTTTCCCCGCTGTCACCGTTCGACAAGTTCGCGGAGGCGCAGAAGCGTTTCCAGGAAGTGTCGCAGAAGGCGCTTGCCGGCGATGAGACGGCGATGGGCGAGCTGGAGGATGTGTCGCGGCAGTACCTGGAGGAGGCGCGGGCCTATTATGCCTCCAGCGAGCAGTATTTTGCGATCTTCACCCAGGTGGAGGCCATTCTCGATCAGGCGCTTTCGTCGGCCAAGGGGCAGCTGTCCACGTCCGAGCAGCAGCTCGTGACGCTGAAGGATCAGGTGTCCAAGCTGATCGACATCAACGATAGCGTGATGTCGGTGGCGGATGCCATCGCCGCCCTGCAGTCGTCGATCGACAAGCTCGATGGTCTCGGCGGCTCCAGCGAGGAGTTCGATCCGACGAAGCACTGGTCGAAGTCGGTGAAGGATTTTTACGGTCAGCTCCAGGCCTACAAGAAAGAGACCGGCAGCAGTGTTGCACCGGCCGAGATCGCCAGCGTCTGGAGCGCCTTCGCGTCGGCCGGTTCTGGCAAGGAATATGACATGCTCGCCCGGGCATACACCGAGATTCTGAAGAGCCTGATGCCGAAGTCCGGCATGCAGTTCGGCGGGATTGTGGGTGCTTATGCCGACGGCGGGATTGTCGGGAACGGCATCTATGATCGGGACAGCGTCCTCGCGCGCTATGCCGGCGGTGGAAACATCGCGCTGGCCGGCGGTGAGCAGATCATCCGTGCTACTTCCGTCACGGCGACGACGCGTCCATTCCTCGATCACGTCAACCGGACTGGCACTGTGCCGAGCAATGACAACTCTGCCGTCGCGGCCGAACTTCGGGCGCTCCGGGCTGAGGTCGCGGCGCTGCGGGCCGAGCGGAAGGAAGGCGACAAGGTCGTTGCCGCGGGGGCGCAGCATGTTGCCAGCGCCGTCGAAAGTGGCACTCGGGCGACCGAGGATGTCGGCCGGAAGGTCAACCAGCAAAGCCTGAGAAGGTAAGCATGAACGCCCCCGAATATCTCATCGAAATCGCGGCCTGGGTCGGCGATGCCGATAAGGTGTTGCGTGTCGCCACCTGCGGCTACAACACCGGCCCCGGCGACAATCCGCCGAACGCGCACTATCTCGACGTGGTGGCGGACCCCGGCAGCTTCGTGCGCCACCTGTTCGGGCCGGCGCGCACGACCGGGCGATCCGAGGTCAGCTATGGTGAGATCCAGCTTTCGAACGCCAACGGCGAGCTTGATGGCTGGATCGACTATGGCTTTGACGGACGCACCGTGGTGGTCAAGCGGCTGTCGTCGCGCCGGGCGCCGTATTCCAGCGCAATCACGGTTCTTCGCGGCACGGTCGAACGGTTGGATGCCGATAATGCCTGGCTTGGTTTTCGGCTGCGCTTCTACGATCGCCGCCGGTCCATCGACAAGCCGATACAGGAGAATGTCTATGCCGGCACGACGATCTCGGCCGGACCAACCGCCGAGGGCAATCTCGACCTGAAAGACAGCGTCAAACCGCTGTGCTTCGGGCATTGCCTCAATGTGCCGCCGGCCCTCGCGAATGCCTTTGACCTGATCTACCAGGTGCACGACGGAGCGGTGTCGTCGATCGCGGTCTATGACGGCGGCGTGCCGCTCACGCTCGGCGTCAACCATGCCAATATTGCCGCGTTGCAGGCGGCAACGATCCGGCCGGGACGGTTTGATACCTGTCTTGCCCTCGGTCTCTTCCGGCTTGGCGGCTCGCCGGCCTTTGTCGTAACGGCCGATGTATTGGAGGGGGCGACCGCTGCGGCGCGCTATCCGGGCGCCGTCGTGCGTCGGATGCTGGCGAAGATGGGCCTGACCGGCTCCGGCAATGTCAACGTCGCGAGCTTCAATACGCTGGACGCCTCGGCGCAGATGGAAGCCGGGATCTGGCTCGACACGCAGACGGCCGGGCTTGCCGCCATGGGGGATGTGCTGGCGTCGGTCGGCGGGTGGATCATTCCGGGTGCAGACGGTGCTTTTGAGGCTGGGCGTTTGCTGGCGCCCGGCGTGCCTGTCGGCAACATCAACGATGACGACATGCTGAAGGACAGCCTAGGCATCATCACGTCGACGGACACGGACGGCGGCCTGCCGGCGTGGCGCGTCGTTCTCGAATATGCCCGCAACTGGCAGGTTCAGGACGATGCCCAGCTCGGCGGCTGCGTCGAGATGGCGCGGCGGGCGTTTCTCGCAGCCGAGATGCGCGAGGAAAAGATCGAGGACGCAGCGGTGCGCGTCAAGCATCTGCTTGCGCCTGAAATGCGGGTTTCCACCCTCATCGTCGACCAGGAGGCGGCAGAGGCAGAGGCGGCTCGCTGGCTGGATCTCTACAGCGTGCGGCGGGACATCCTGTCTTTCTCGATGCCCCACGCGGATGCGGACGCCTTCCAGCTCGGGAAGACGGTGAAGATCGTCCTGCCGCGATGGGGATACGAGGCGGGCCGCAACATGGTGGTGATCGGCCGAGAGGAAACCTTGCGCGATTACACCGTCACCCTGACGGTTTGGGGCTGAGATGGCCGATAGCGGGATCACCGTTTCCGGGCTGACGGCCACCGGCGGCGTCGGGCAGATTGCGCTTGGCTGGTCGGTGACCGAAGCAAGCTGCTTGCCCTATCTGCGCCTCGACAAGGTGGAGATCTGGGAGGCGACGGCCAACAATCGGGATTCGGCGGTCAAGGTTGCCGAGATCTTCGGGGCGCAATATGTGCGCGGCGGGCTCGGCAAGTCGGTCTCCCGGCGCTACTGGATCCGGGCGCGCGATGCTTCGGGCAATCTCGGGGAGTGGTTCCCGGAAAGCCCGACGGCCGGCATTCTCGGCACGACGACCAGCACGACACCGAGTGCGAACGTCCTTTCGGATGTCAGCGCCAACGCAGGCAGCATCACAGCGGGCAGTATCACCGGCGTGATCATCACCGGCTCATTCATCCGCACGGCTGCCTCTGGCGCTCGTGTCGAGATGAATAGCGACCAGAATGCGTTGCTTGTCTACCAAAGCGGATCGGTCGCCACCGCGCAAATTCGCGCCATCGCAGACAATACGGTCGCATCGTTCTACGGCAACTATGGCCCCGCGCCGGTCATGAACGTTCAGAATGACGGCAACGGTCCTGCCGCCCGTCTAGCCGGGCGCGGTTTGAACCCGGCCGTCCTCGATGTCGACAACCTCGGCACGGGGTCCGGCCGGGATGGCGCGCGCATCCGCAACTCGGGCAATTCCAGCGGCGGCGTTGCCTTCATCGGCCGAGCCTCGGCGAATGGCGGTTACGCATTCTATGCTCAGAACGGGGGATATGGTCCCTTTACCGGGCAGCACGACGCCATGATCCGGCCGGATGTCGCATTGGTGGAGGGTGACATCGTTGTTGATCTTCGCGTGCTGCTACGCAGAGGCATCGACGACACGCTCACCGAAGTGGAGGTTGCCAATCATCGCGCGCAGAAGGGCGCTCTTGGCGTTGTCTCCCGCCGTGTTGCGCAGGATCGAAAGCTCGGCGGTTATTTCGCCGTCCTTCCACGAGATGACGATCTCGGCCTTCCGACGCTGATGGAGCGGCTCATCTGCCACAAGTACGACCGGCTGGTCGTGAACTCGGTAGGCGAGGGCCAGATCAACGTTTGCGGCCGGGGCGGCGACATCGCCGCCGGCGACCTGCTGATCACGTCGTCGATGCGCGGCAAGGCTGAGCGGCAAGGCGACGAGATCGTCTATTCCTTCACCGTCGCCAAGGCACGCGAGGACGTGACCTTTACCCATCCGGACGAGGTTCGCCTTGTCGCATGCACATATCATTGCGGGTGAGCGATGTCTGACGCTGTCTTTCTCTTTCGTCCATCCTCCGACAAGGCGCTTCTCAGCGGCGGGAGCTGGATTGCCGACGGCGATGTCGCCCTCCGCAACGTCCAGAACGACAGATACTCGAGCATCGCGCGGTCGGCCACGCTGCTTGCAGCGGATGCCCGTATCCGCGTCGACATGCGGCGAGCCGTGGATGTTCGCGGGTTTGCCCTCGCGCTGCCGAATGCGACGACGACCTGCCGAGTGCGTGTTTCCGCCTATGCGGGTGGCGACTATAGCGCACCGCTGTTCCAAACTGAATGGCGCGATGGCGGCGAGGCCGGCGATACATGGCGAGACGACGAGCGGGCGCCGATCCTGTCGGCGGCGTTCGATCAGCCGGTGACGGCGCGCTATTGGCTGGTGGAGATTGACGATCCGCTCAATCCAGCCGGATCGATCGAGGTTTCCCGGCTGTTTCTGGCTGAGGGCCTGTCTCCTTCGTTCAACTATTCCTATGGCGCGACACTCTCGTTTCGGAACAACACGCTCTCCTCCAGCACGCTATCCGGTAAATCGGTGCAATGGCGGCGCATCAGCCCGCGCCAGTGGCAGTGTGCGTTCGAGTACCTACCGGACCCGGAAGCGTTCGGCTCGGTCTATGACTTCCTGCGCTACGTCGGCTTCGACCGTGAGGTCTTCATTATCCCGGAGCAGGGTGACCGCACGAATGCACAGGCGCGGCGGTTCTTCGCGACCGTCACGCAGCTGGACGCGCTTTCCCAGGCGGTGGTCGGGCGTTCCAATTTCGGTTTCGGTGTTGAAGAGCGGGTAGCGTCTGCAGCCGTGGTCGAAGATGCGGTCGTGGTGCCGACCGTCACCTTCCAGTTTGCAGCCTTCGCGCCGGACATCATCGCAGGCTCGGCCATAGACATTCCGTCCTGCACCTTCACCGTCACCACATTCGCGCCTGATGTGGTGACCGGGGCCGCGATCGACGTGCCGGCGACCACGTTCCAGTTCGCCACCTATCTGCCGGTGCTGGGTAACCCGACCGAGATCGACGTTCCGGTCGTCGAGTTCACATTCACGGATTTCGCGCCCGACATCATCACCGGGGCGGCCATCGATGTTCCGTCCTGCGACTTTGCTTTCGCTCTCTATCCGCCGCAGCCGATGGGCGCATTCGGCTCCGGCTTCAATGCCGGTTTCTCCTGATCGGAAAGGATCATCCCATGGCAGTTACCACCCAGCCCTACAATCACACGGCGACGCTCATCAACGGCGGCAACATCAATCTCGCCACGCTCAAGGTGATGCTTCTGAGCGACGGCGCAAGCTTCACGGCCGCCAACACGGAATTGACGCAGGTCACCAATGCCGGAGCCTTCGAGGTCTCGGGCAATGGCTGGACGGCGGGCGGGAGAGCGATTGCCAATGCGACTGTCACAACCGTCGAAACCAGCGGCTCGATGCTGGATGCCGACGACATCGAGGTGACCGCCACTGGCGGCCCGATCGGGCCCGCTTATGGCGCGGTGGTCTACGATGACAGCGATCCCGATGACGCGCCGCTGTTCTTCATCAACTTCGATGGGCCGAAGTCCTCAGACGACGGCATTCCCTTCGTGATCCGCTGGTCGTCGAACGGCATCTGGCGCGTCCTGAAGGTTTGATGGAGGGATCGACATGGCTGTACGTACGCGCACGCAGCTCAAGGACGACGCGGCGGCCGCGCTGCCCGACAACGTTTCCGGCGAGATTTCACCGGCGGATGTTCGCGGGCGCGTAGAGGATCTCGCTGACAGCGCCTTCCTGGCCGGCGACACCGCCTCTGATGCGAATATTCGAGGCGCCGCGGCGGGGAAGGTTCTCACGTCCGGCAATGTGTGGAGCGCTGCTGCCGCCCTCGATCTCGGAAACCTGACCGGCACGGTATTGCTCGACTTCGCGACGTTCCTCGGTCTCGTTTCCGGCATTGCAACAGGCAACATTACGCTCGGCGCGACCAGCAACGTCAAGCCGGGCCAGACGGTTGTGCTCGACATCAAGCAGGATGCGACGGGCGGCCGGACGCTTGCCCTTAATGCCACCTACTGGTTGGCCCCAGAGGGGGCGGTCCCAGCATGGGATACCACGGCGAACGCTCGCAATGTCCTTGTCGGGACTGCGCTGGGCGATGGCAAGGTATTGCTGGCCCTTGCCGGAAAGAAGGTGTCGTGATGCTTCCGGGATTGGTTGCGGCTGCGCTCATGGGCGGGAAGTCGGCTGTGACCCCAACCATTGACTACCTCCAGCAGACCGCTGGGGATAGCGCTGCCAGCCAAACACTGACGGGCGTCAACATTGGGGCCGCCCACGCAAAACGCATCGTCGCCGTCGCGATTTACCTCCGAAACTCGGGAGGCGCCCGCACTGTCTCCTCGTGCACGATCGGCGGCGTGGCGGCGACAGTTGTCAACTCGCCCGGCCCAGATTTGTCTATGGCGATTGCTTATGCGGCGGTTCCGACGGGGACAACTGCGGATATCGCGATCACCGCAAGTGGCACTCTGTTGGCTAAGAGGATTGCGACATATCGTATCATCGCGAATAGCCCGACACCATCTGACAGTTTGACCACAGTCAGCACGTCTCCGTCCCTGAGTTTATCGAACTCCGCTGTCGGCATGTTCGCCGTCAATAATGCGGCGGCGGCAAACGGCAATTCTCTGTCGTCGTCTTCCAATATCACCATCGACATGAGCCGCACCGATACCAGCTCCAACCGAGTTTCTGAGGCTGGCCGGGTAAATTCTATCGGTTCGGCCTTCAGTATGGCGTCTAGCGGCGGGCAGAGTCTTTCTCTCATCGGTGTCGGATGGGCCTGACATCGGCTAAAATTTCATCGAGGACATCATGACGCTTTATCGCGAAGCGCCTGGGCCGTTTCCGGTCTGGGCGGGAGAACCCATTGATGGCGTGCTTTATCAGCGCGAGATCGAGCAGCTTTGGTCCGCTGCCGATCTGGAGGCTGTCGGCCTCTGGCGCGACGACATGATCGCTGCGGCGGTCCCTGTTCCTGATGGCAAGCAAGTCAACTCGACGAACGTCCAGCGTGTGGAGGGCGTGGTGCGTTACGTCAACACGGTGGTGGATATCCCGCGCCCGACCGAAGACCAGGTGGATGCTGAGCGTGATCGCCGCATCTCCGGCGGTTTTGTCTTCGGCGGCGTAACCTATCAGTCGCGGCCCGAGGATCGCGAAAACATCACCGGGGCGTCTCTGGCCGCACTTGCCGCCATGACGAATGGCGCGCAGCCAGGCAATCTGCGCTGGCACGGCGGCGACAGCGATTTCATGTGGATCGCGGCCGACAACTCCACCCACCCCATGGACGCGCAGACGGTCTTCGCATTCGGACAGACCGCGATGGCACATAAGCAAGGCATGATCTTTGCCGCTCGCGCCCTCAAGGACGCCGACCCGATCCCGCTCGACTACACCGACGACGCGTACTGGCCGTAGGCTTTCCGAAGGACACCACCATGAAAACCCGAACTTTCGCGGCGGCCTTGTGCTGCCTGCTTCTAACCGGCTGCGCCTCCCGCGAGGATCGCCAGTGGCGCGACCTTCAAACCATCCTCGAATATCAAGAGGCCCGCTGATGCTCGACGAGTTCAAAATCGATATCTCCAATCTCGGCCACGCTGCTGAGGCCCTTCTATTCGCTCTGGTGCTGATGGTGGTCTTCGGGCTGTTCGGCGTGCCAACGGCGACGGGCTTCCTCTATGGCGCCATCCTCATGCTCGCCGTCTATATCGGCCGCGAGAAGCGGGACTGCGAAACCGGGCTCAAGCTAAAGGCCGGCTCCCCTATGGCCTGGCTGCTCATGTGGCGGCGCTGGAAGAACGTTCTGGATCTTGCCGGGCCGTTCGTCGTGTTTCTGATCTCTCTGGGCGTCTCCGCCCGATAGCTCCCTCCCGTCGCATCCGTGCGCGACGGCACCTAGCCGCTTAGGCGGCGCTTTTTATTCCCAAAGGACAAACACATGGATCGCAATTTCGCGAAAGCGCTCTCGCTCGTCCTCAAACATGAAGGCGGGTGGGCCGATCACCCGAAAGACCCCGGCGGCGCCACCATGAAAGGCGTCACGTTGGCCAATTTCCGCCGATATGTGAAACCTAACGCGACGAAGGACGACCTTCGAAAGATCACCGATCAGCAGCTCGCCACCGTCTACCGGCGCTTCTACTGGGATGCCGTGGCTGGGGCCGAACTGCCCGATGGCATCGACTTCGCCGTCTTCGACTTCGCCGTGAACAGTGGGCCGGCGCGCGCGGCGCAGTATCTCCAGAAGGTTGTAGGTGTCGCACAAGATGGCAAGATCGGCCCGGCGACGATCAAGGCCACGAAGGCCGCTCTCCCGGCCACCGTCATCCACCGCCTTTGCGACGAGCGCCTTGCGTTCATGCAGCGCATCACCAGCAAGGGCAAGCGCCTTTGGGACACCTTCGGCAAGGGGTGGTCGAACCGGGTCCGTGACGTGCGCATCGAAGCTCTCGCCATGTCCGGCCGCCCGACGCCCGAGAACCCGTCCATAATCGAAAAGCGGGTCGAGGTTGAAAAGCCGGTCGTTCCCGTCGCTGTGGACAAGGCAGTCAAGAAGCAGACGAACGGCGGGAGCTGGCTCATTGGCGCTGGTGGCGTGGCGGGAACTGCCATGACCGGAGCTTTCGGTGCGAACTGGGAAACCATCGTGGCCGTCGGCGGCGTCGCCCTTGTCGCCCTTCTCCTGCTCTTCATCATGCGCCGGCAGATCATCGCGGCCGTGAAGGAGATCCGCGGCGAGGTCGAGCAATGATCCCGCTCATCACCGGCCTGAAGCTGGCGGCCGGCGCGATCCTCGGCGGCGTGATCGTCTACGCCTATGTGCAGGCCTTCACACTGCCGGCAGCCCGTGAGGCCGAAAGACAGGCCATCCGCGCCGAAACCCTTGAGCGTGCCATCGACCTCTACCAGCAAAGGAGCCGCACCAATGCGGACGTTCAGAAAATGGATGACGCTGCTGTCTGCGCTGAGCTTGGCGGGGTGTTCCGCGACGGCGTCTGTGGTTGACGGCTCGGGCTTCGAAACCCTCAAGCCTTCCTCCGCGACAAGAGCCTTCATTGTCGCCAACGACCGCCCCTTTGCCGATCAGGTCGTCAGCCATAACCGCACATGCAATGCACAGCCAGGATGCCGTAAATGAGCCCACCTGAGATTGACGCCGCCGTCCATCAGCAGCTCGGCGCACTAGACGCGAAGATGGATCGTGTCCTTGCGGATCAGGACCAGGCGCGCGCCGATCGGAAGCAGCAGTATTCAAAGGCGGAAAACCTCGAGCGCCGGATGGACGATCTGGACAGGAAGTTCGAGGGGGTCGCGGTACAGCTTGCCGAAGTGAAGACGACCACGAAGGAGATTGATCGCTGGAAGGAGCGGTTCGTCGGCATGCGGATGCTGATCGTCTTCGTGGCCGCCGCATTTGGGGCAACACTCGCCACGGCCGGGAAATGGATTCTCATAAAGTTCGGGTGGGTGTCCTAATCCCGGAGCTTCGGAGCTTCGGAGCCAAGCGAGGGAAAATGAGAGATAGGTAAATAAAACGTTGCCGCGTGCCTTGAATAAGGCAAATCAACCACCGATATGATCCAAGATTTGCATCCGCAGATCAAAAACAGAGCGGCCCGGAAGGTGTTAGCGCACCGACCGGGCCTGAAGTACCAACCTTGCGGCAGGCTATGTGATCACATGATGTCCATGTATTCATTAATTTTAGGATGTCAAGAGTTGCCGGCCTTCGCATAACGACATAACGAAAGGTTTATGTCTTATGCCGGAAATGAAAGTAATGCTTTTTAAATCGAGGAAGATCCGGGTCGACGAGAGCGGTCTCGTGTGCTTGAGCGACATTCATAGTGCAGCCGGCTTCTCGAAAAATCAGACGCCTTCCGACTACATGGCTTTGCCATCTTCGCAGAAGGAGGTGGTTGCCTTGGTGGGGAAAAAGACCGGAAAATCCGGTCTATTCGGGAAAACGGAGATCAAATCCGTTTGGTACAGCAAAAAGGGACCCGGTGGCGGTGTCTGGGCTGACGAGAATATTGCCCTCGGCTATGCCGCTTATCTTTCGCCAACGCTTGCCGTCGAAATCCGCGACGTCTTCCTTCGCTTTAAGAAGGGCGACGAATCCCTTGTTGATGAGATCCGGGAGAACGGGGCGAAGCGTGACGCGGTTCGGGAACAGCATCGCCAAATCGGGAAGAAGGTCCGCAAAGATTATACCGATACCCTAAAATCCCACGGGGTAACTAAGTGGTATGAATATGCCCACTGCACGAACGAGACTTATAAACACCTCTTGGGTGGCACCGCAAAGGAACTCCGGATATCCCGCAAGCTAGCCCCAAAGGCCAACGTGCGCGACCACATGTCTCTTGCTGAGATCGCCTATACGATGGCCTCCGAGGCTTTGGCTGTGGAGCGCATTGAAGATCAGAATGCCAACGGGTATGCCGAGTGCAAGACCGAAACTCGGATTGCTGCCACCACCATACGGGGTGCTATCGAGCATGATCGTCGGAATCGGCAGCAGCGTTTGGTCTGAGCCCGATCTCGAATAGTGCGGAGTCTATCGCCCCTCTGTCCCTTCGGGGATGGAGGGGCTTTTTTGCGTTCAGCCCCTCAGCCAGAGCGGCAATCCGTCCTCATCCAGCGGGCCTATACGCTGGGCGACCATTGCCGGCCGCACCCCGCTGCGCGCCAGCCCCTCGTCATACCAGTCTTCGACTGCCTTCGCGGCTTCCCACGTCTCGACCGTCCTGCCGCTGTGTGGCATTGGCCGCTGAAACCCTGGCCAGCCCGAACATCCTCCCGACCACAAGAACGTGCCCTTCTTCATGCTTGTCCGGTCTCGTGATACGCGGCCGATATAGAGGCCATCGTGGAAGGCGGACCAGTCTTCCGTCTCCTCGCCGGGCCAGGTGAGGACCCATTGGTATTTCCGCTGCCACTCCGCCACTGTCTATTCCATGTCCGGAAGATCGCCGCTTTGGAATAGGATTGTCGGCGGGCCGTAGTCGCCAAGGGCGATATCCGCGTCGCGGCTCCAGGCTATGACTCCCGCATATTCCCCTGCCATTGTGCGTGCAATCCGCATGGCTTTTTCCTCGGTTTCGATCTGTCGCGGTTCGAATGCGGGCAGCAGGTCGCCGTCGTCGGTCTTCGAATAGGCGGCGAGGACAATCAATTTTCCAGTTTGTGCCATCTAATCCTCCATCGGTGACCCCGTAAAATAAACCAGAACGGAGTGAGAACAAGAGGGCTTAAATATCGGCGTCGAACTGATACCGTCCGAACTGATCGGCGACGATGCGGACCGCATTTTCGGGCGCATGGACATAGGTCTCCAGAAAGACGGCCGAGCTCCTCCAGCCGCCCACTTCCATCGTCGTCCTGATATCCAGCCCCATCTCTATCGCGCTTGTCGCGAAGGTGTGCCGCCCGCAGGCATGGCTCGACTTGTAGCTGATCTCGGCCCGCTTGCAGACCGCGGCTATCCGGGTGTTGACGGATTGGCGGCTGCTATAGCCAAAAACCCGCTCATCGGGCCCGGCTGCACCGCGCAGGGCGGCAATCCTGTCGGCAACCTCGCCTGTCAGCCCGCGGCTGGAGTTTGTATCCGTCTTTGTTTTTCTCAGAAGGACGGTTCGGCGTGCTGTGTCGACATCGCGCCAGCGAACGTTGATGGCCTCCGTCACGCGCGCGCCGCAGGTTGCCATGAAGAGAACCAGGGCGGCGAGATTGTCGAGGCCGTCTTTGCGGCATTGGCGGGAAAATGCGTGGAGCCATGCCTTCTGGGCCGGCACCTTTCTTTTTGGGCGCTCCTCCTTGAACCGCCTTATGCGGATGTATCCGCACCATCCTCGATCATAGCCGTGTCGCATGACCGCCAGTGCCGGCGCCATGGCCTGACGGTTGCGGGTCGCGTTCTTCTGGTCCGGATAGAGCGCCAGGGCCATTTCGGTGATGTCGAATGGCACGATGTCGGTCAGCGGCCGGTCGCCAAAATACTCGACCACGCGAGGCAGATGCCGCCCGCTGCCGCCATTCTCGACGAAGCTCTCCGCTGCCTCCCGGAATGTCTTGCTGGCCCTCAGGTGTATGATGCCATAGTGGCCGTCGTGCTGCCGGCGGAAGGGCGCATCCATAATGGCCTCCTTGATCGAAATTCAACGAACGGTAGAAATTTGAGTTTTACATTTTGCCGGCAAGCCTTTGATATTGCGTCCGGCAGAATTTCAGAGTTTTACAGCCAAGCCCTTGTTCAGGCGGCCTAACCAGTAGCTTCCCAAGCGGACAGTTCGCCGGAAAATTGCACGGAACACAGGCGGAACATCCGTGGCGTTTTCCGTGTGAATTTCGGTCCGCGAAACTCCCACCGGGAGACTTTTTTCCACTTTTGTTCCTTTTGCAGTTTTTTGGGCTTGCATCCAAAACGTTGAGACTATAGGGGTTTCCGCGGTCCGGAATGTAGCGCAGCCCGGTAGCGCACTTGACTGGGGGTCAAGGGGTCGTGGGTTCGAATCCCGCCATTCCGACCATTCGAACCTAAGTATATCAAATACTTACAAGGCCGCCTTCGGGCGGCCTTTCGCGTTCGTGAAACTTTCCGTGGGAAAATAAGCAAATAATAAGCTGCCGCCAAAATGCTCATCGCGATATCGGCACCATGGCCGAGATCGCCGAGAACCTTCACCGCCGCGAGATCACGGCTCTGGAGCGCAGCGAGCTTCTCGCGAAGTGGGTAAAGCTGACCGAGGAGAAGCGACAGGTCCAATCGGCAGGCAACGAGCACTCGAAACCTGCGCAACTTGCGCCGGTATCCAAAGGAGGGCGCGGTAAGGCAAGCGGCATCCGCCAGGCGGCGCGGGAGATCGGCGTACCACGCGACAGTATAGCGCGCGCCGTAAAGGTTGCCGGATTGTCCGACGAGGCGAAAGAGGCGGCCAAAGAGGCTGGCCTCGCTGACAACCAGTCGGCTTTGCTGGCCGGCAACGAGATACGCAAGCTAAATTGCAAAAGTCGCGACCGCGAATTCTCCATCTGCGGTGAGCCGCACGCCGCGCGCCTGATCCACCTCGATCGCGCCGGCATCCAAGCAGGCGGCCCGTAGGCGCGCGAAGCGCTTCCGGGCGGCATCTAGCCGCCAAAGGCGCTCTTGGCCGCTCTCGCCCGCCCTGGGCGGCTCTATGCCCATCTCTTTGACGACCTGCCGCCAAGGAATGAAGCGCCCCGCGCTCGTCCTGCTCGCCAAGTCCTTCACAGCTCGCAGAAGCGGGAGGCATTTATCTCCGATCGAGGGCGCAATCACGGCATCGGCCGCAACAGGGGACAGGGCGGGCGCTCGCTGCTTCTCCGGTAGATGATCTGGCATGATCAGCACCGCCCTGAACTGGCCGCCCTCCATCAGCCGCAGATAGCCGGCCGACGTGAGGCGCCGCACAGCTTGCGCACATTCCGATTGCCCCAAGCCCGTCTGCGCGGAGAGATGCGCCGGGTTGACCTGCGCTCGCCATTTGCCGTCCGACCGCGCCCATATCGCTGCCGCAACGCGGAAATGCCGAGGCTCAAGCCGGGGATCGCGGCAAGCTGCGTTCAGCCAACCTCTTTTCGAAAGGATTTTCATCCTATTCCTCGCAAATCAATGGCTTGTTAGGAATATAAACCAAAGCAAACAGCGAATTTCAAATTTTAAAATAGACGCAAGGATCGGGCCTCCGAAGAGCCGCATGGGGAGCAGGCAGCAAAGGTACCTAAAGCCCTTTCGGGCGCTGCCGGAGGCCCGCAATGATGCTGATCAGGGAAGCAGGCGGGACAGCTCGTGCGCGACGCGCTGAGGCAGCATGGTCTCAACGGTCTGATGGAAGACGCGAGCAGCTTCATCGCGCACCATCTCCTCGGGAACGGACGGGCCGAATTGCTTCTCGATCGGCAGGCGATTGGCCGTCGTCCTGACAAAGACATGGCCGCCTGCGATGAGCTTGCCCGAGTTCCATCGGCCGCCGTGCATGAAGTGCGACGGGTAGCGCTGCATCTGCCCCCACACCTTCGCCCGCACACCCCAGGAGAACTGCTTGGGATTGAACACTTTGAGAGGCAATGGGCTGCCTGATGCGATGACATGGCCCTCGATCGCTCCGCCGCCCTTGTGCGCTGCGAGCTTCTTGGTGATCTGTGTACGAACGATCTTGGCAGGGATGGAGGATTGCTTACCGATGGCGCGCACGACGCGCCCTTCCACGGTGGTCGTCACGCGATTGACGGCTCGAGCTAAAGCCTTGCGGCCCTTCTCTTCGCCGACAGCGCCGATCTGGTTGGCGAAGCGGGAGAGGACATTGTCTTTGGAAACGATTTCGACGCGCATGTGACCTCGCCGAATGAAAAGGCTAGAGCGCTCCAGCACTCTAGCCTCAAGGAGAAGCCCTTCGATGGACTGTCGAAGAGATAGGAATATTGTCACACCGCAGTTGGGTGGTCAAGCCGATCTGGAACACGCTTCGAGGGCAATGACAGCAAGGTCGCGGTAGCGCGCTATAGCGCGCGGGCTGGACGATACCGGCTTGATCTCGAAGGCTTTCAGGCCCTCGATGTCGCCGGCCTTCACCATGGCGACGACCGCTTCGAGCTTCTTCCGGTGAGGCTTGTGGGTTGCGGCGCTGAAATCCGGTGCCGCCGGCAGTTCGCCGCGCTGCGCGGCTTCGAGCGCCTCGGCGCGCTTGCCGCCCGGCTTGCGCTCGGTCTTCGGTGCGGGAGCCGGGTACTCCTCGGCTTTGGCCGGCGGGGCGCCGTCGCGTGCCGCCGCCGCCATGTCGGCGGGGACAAATACCGTCGTGCCTTCCGGCATGATGGCATAGATCATCGCCGGCTTGCGGCTCTCGGCATTGAGCGCGTCGACGATCTTGACCGCCTCGGCGAGCGTGGGCGCTTCCTGATTGATCTTCTCGGTCGGCCCCTTGCGAAGATGGACGTTGAAATGCGTCGCGTTCGCGATCTTGGCGCGGTCGGCGGCGTCGGCGGGGTGCATTTGCTTTGCCATGTCTGGTCTCCGTTGCTGATGAGACCGTGTGTTAGATGCACACGAAATAGTTGCAACCGGAACTCACGGAATTGAGCCGATCGCCAAGGCGCACCGCGCGCAGGCCGACGCGCTGGAGATCGAGGCCGCCGCCAAAAGGCGGCTGGCCGATGAATATGACGCGGCGCAAGAAAGGGGTGAGATTGCGACCGCATCCGTTCGCTCCGACATCGTTCCGGTTGGGAACGATGTTCGTCCAGCTACGGCCGCCGAACTCGGCCTGTCGCGCAAGCAGGTCCACGAAGCCCGCACCATCCGCGACGCGGAGAAGGCCAATCCTGGCATCGTGCGGCGCACGCTCAATGACCGGCTTGATAAGGGGCAGGAGCCGACGAAAGCCGCCTTGCGCGAGGCGGTGGTTGAAACGGCTAAGCAGGGGCCTTCGCGATCTCTCTAGCGAACTCCCGAACGTCATCAGGCGTCAGGTTGTACGGAAGCGGATAGGCACCTTGGACAACTGCGTTGGTCTCAGCGTCGATGATCATATAGCCGCCGAAACGGTAATCGTTCGGGTTGCGACCACGGAACTTATTGAGGACGAAGCCGGCACGAGCGAGCTTACGGCGAATAGAACTTGAGATTTGGGGCATAGCTGTCTCCATAGAATTGAAGGGAAAGCAAGCGAGAAGCTCTGCTTGCTCTAACCGTTCCATTCCGCGCCATGCCACGCCGCATCCCCGAAGGAATGACCTCGCCGCCAGCTTGCGGACGCCAGGCGAGGATTTCCGTAACCAATCCATCGGAGGGGTGAAAAAGTCAAGGCCTTCGTATCGAAATCGCGCTTCTGAACGCCTTGTTCCGCGAGCGTGGTGATCGTCGGCGGTTTGGGGCTTTCAACCTGCCGCTCGAATTCAGCGGCGGGGACGTTGGCGACGCGGATTGCCTGTTTGGCTTGGTCGGGGGACAGGCCCGCATGCTCTGCGGCTTCTTTCCGCGTAATCAAAGGGGATGTGCCCCCCTTTTGATATTGGCCCGACTTCCGATCTCCGCCCTTCTGCGGCTCGATCTGCTTGAGCAGCTCCCCGGCGCGGCGAATGGCGCGATCCCTGATGCGGGTGGCGCGCTTCATCAGCTCGTCGTCTTTGGCCTGCTTCGCGTAAGAGGCAAGCGCCGCAGCCTTGTCGGCCCGCAGCCTGGCTACGGTCGCCTTCGTCACGACCTCGCCCGCCTCGATCATGCGCTCGATTTCCTCGCGCACCTCCGGCGGCGTCTTCGGAGCGGCAAGCTCATAGAGAGCCGTGGGGGGTAAATCCCGAACGGTTCGGTATTTGTCGCCATAGACCGTTGCGACCCGCATGAAGTTATTCGCGGTGTCTGCACTCATCCCGAACTTTGCATCGAGCCAGGGCAAGAACTGGCCGTGCGGGAGGTGCCGGATCAATGAAGTTGACTAAAATTTTAACAACTTATAGACGCAGACGGGCCGACGCAGGAGGTGACGCTCCGCGTCGGCCCTAACCGAAACCATGATCTAGGAGGATCACGGAATGGCTGATGCCGTCGTTATCACACCCCCCGCCGACCACAAAGTAAGTCCGTTTTTCGCCTCCCGGCTGACCGATTGGCGAAAGCTGCGCGCCGAGATGGAGAGCCTCGCCAATGCGGAAGCCAACGCCCAGGCGGGCGGTGCCGGCGACCTGTCGGAAACGATCGACACACTCCACGATGCGTGCCGAGCGCTGGAAGATGAGGTCCACACCGCCGCGCCGGCAAATGCCCTTGAGCTGGTGATCAAGGTGGAGATGCTGCTTACGCAAGGGCAGATCAATTATGATTTCCACGATGGCATCAAGGCGGAAGCATCCCGCATCGTGGCGACGATGCTTCCGGCTGGCATTTAAATGGCAGGAACCCCTCTGGCATCGTCCAGAGGGGGGCCAGTGAGCGGAAATCCGGGTTGTGGATTTAATCCATTGCCCGGAATGACAAAGGCGGGGTCGATGCCCCGCCCTTGCAGATTTTCTGGATTTTTAGGGATTACTTCCCTGTGGATAACCGCTACCCGAGTTCAGGATCAGCGGGCAGCGAGAAGTCTTGCTCGCCTGCCTGCGATCCGGTTCTGCTTTTGGTGGAGCGACTGTCCTTGCCGGCATCGCCGTGCGGCTGCTTCAGGGTAAGGCTCGTCGTGAAGCCACTGCCCCGGCTGTACTCATGATCAACGCTGTCGATGCGATAGGTGCCGTCAATACCCGGCCGGGCGCCCGAGACGATGCAAGTGCCCTCGGCGCAGGCTGCAATATTGCCCTCGATAACCACCGTACCTTCGCCGCCGGCTCGCTCGATGTCGGTCTTGCGGCTGCCCGTCTCCTGCTTCGCGCGATCCTCGTCGGCGACGGCGAAGCGATCGACGAGCGTGGGTGCTTCGCCCTCCACTTCGGTCTCGACCTCGACCTCTTTCCATTTCGCTTCCTTCTGGTCGTAGTACCGCGCTCGCGCCTTCTTGAAACGCGGGCGCCCGATGAAGGGCTCTATATCCCAGGAGTGCAGATTGTCGCCGACAGCGGCATTGACGACCGGAAGGGATGCGCCGGACGGCGAGGTTCCGCCACTGCGCTTCACCAGCACAGCGGTTGCTCCCCTGACCTTGAAGGTGCCACCCAACTCCTTCGCCAGGCGCTGGCCGAACGCGATGAAGCTTTCGTCGTCCATCGCCTCGTAGGGCCTGATGATCGACGCAAACTCGTCATCAACTTTGATCTCGGTCACGCCGGCATCCTTTCCCGCCTTCGTGAGCATGTCCTTGATCGACGTGTCATCGAAATGGCGTTGCTGCGGCGCTTTCGGCGAGCCGGCGCTATCGATGCCCTTTGCGGTGATGGTCATGGTCTGACCCTGGCCGCGTGAGCGGCGACTGCGAATGCCATCGGCCTTCCCCGAGAAGACGACGGCGATCCCGTCGCCTTCCCATCCGAGAGAAATCGAAATCAGAGCGCCGGGGCGGGGAAAAACGATCTGTCCTTCCCTGTCGTCCAGCTCGATCGTTGCCGCGTCGCTGGACGCTCCGGCGCGATCCGATACCCGGATAGAGATTACGTAAGGGCGCAGATTGCCGGTGATATCCGCACCATCAGCGCTCACGGAAAATATGGCGCGCTTCGACATTAGCGGCGAACTCCCAGGTCAGCGAAGGTGGCGTCGAGGTTCTGGCGAATTTCATCGGAGAGCATCTGCGAAATCTCCCTTGCGGCGCCGCGAATATCCTGCACGCCGTTGATGTGGACGACGGGGTTGATGTGCATCACGACACTGCTGGGCCGCCTGTCTGCCGTGCCGCCGCCGGACACGGCGTCGGCTGCGCTGGACTGACGGAGCGCCGCCATGGTTTCACTATTGGGCCAGATCGAGCCGCTCTGGTTCGGCTGGAATAGCTCCGGCCCTTCCTCGCCGACGAGGTAGGTGCCGCCGGCCTTCACCGGGCCGCCGGCTGCGCGGGCGCCGTCCACAGGCGGCGAGCCACCTTCGCTTCCGCCGCCGCCAAACAGCCCTCCGAGGGAGACGACGTTACTAAGATCGATCTTGCCAACGGCGGCGACGATCCTCTCGGGGATCGTCTTCACCCACGCAATCAGCTCATCGACCTTGGTAAGCATTCCGTCCCACAAGGACTGGATCATGTCGGCGCCGAGCTGCAAGAGAGCTTGGGTGCCGGTGGCGAACCCCTTGATGATCCGATTGGTCACGTCATAAGCGGAGGCTTCGAGGGAGGCTTTCTGCTCGTCGGTCAAAACCTCCTGCTGGAAGAACGATCCGAGCCACGAAAAGAATTCGCTGATCTTCTGCTTGATCGCCGAAAAATCGAATATGCGATCGAAGGCCGCCTTCGCCGCTTCTGCGTCGGCGCCGAAATATTCGGCAACGTCCCCGACGCTATCGCGGACGGAATTCCACATGTTCTGGAATTTCTCTTTGACGGCATCGATCACCGGGGCAAGATTATCGCCGATGGCGCGGGCTACACCGGAGAAGACCGCCGATGCCCGATCCCAATATTTCCAGAGCAGGAAGCCAGCCCCCGCCACGGCAGCCACCGCGAGTGCGACGCCGAAGAGCGCCGGAGCCGAGAGCGCGGCGACCGCCGCTCCGATGCCCGACAGGGCGCCACTGATGCCCGAGACGCCGGGGATGGCGAGCGCAATGGCTTTGAGCCCGTCTGCAACCTTCTGGAGACGGGAATATTTCGCCCCAGACATGCCCGCCAGCGCAGCCTGCAAGCCGGTGGCATTCTTCGCCGCATTCGTCGCCCCGATGATGGCCCTGCCGAGCGTGTTGAAGCCGAAGGCGAGGACAGAAAGGACACTGCCTCGGCCGATCAGTCCGAGCCATTTGAGGGACACCATGGCGCCACGGAAGCCGATTACAGCCGTTGTGGCACCGATGATGTTGCGGATCAGATCGGGGTGAGCATCCGTCAGCTTCTCCACCTTGGCGGCGAAGGTGCCGATCTGGTCAACGATCCGGGTGATCGACGGCAGAAGGGCATTGCCGACAGAGACGTTGAGCAACTCGATTGAATTCCGAAGGCGCTTCGAGCGCTCTTCGGAGGTCTGCATTCGGGAAGCAAAGTCCTTTTCAACGACGCCCTGGGCGGCCATCGCCTCCTTTCGGATGCGGCGATATTCCTCCATGTTCGCAAGCAGAGGCCGGATGAATTCGACAACCTGCTTATCACCGAAGATTTGCGCGATCTTGTCGGCCTTACCGCCCTCCGTCACCTTGTCGATGATGCCGAGCATGTGCTCGATCGGGCTGACGCCTGCCTTCGTCGCCTTCTCCAGCTCTTTCGGGACGTTGACACCGAACTTCCGCAGGTTCTTGATCGTGTCCTTCGACACGATCTTCTGCATGAAATTCGCCATGTTATTCGCCGCCTCGGCGCCGGTTGCCGTGCCCTTGCGGGCGACTTCGAGGGCGGCGGTGAGATCGGCGACGGCCTTGGTGCCCTGCATGCCCATGGCCTGCGCGGCGGCGGTGATGGCGGGGAATTCGCGCGCCATGTCGCGAAGCTCAAAGCCGCCCTCCTTGCCGGCCTGGGCCATGATATCGAGGGCTTTCTCGATCTCGGCAGCCGGAACCTTGAGATTGTCGGCGACTGCGAACGACGCCTTCGCCAAATCCTCGGCCGAGGCTCGATAAGCGGTGGCCGCCTTGCCGATCGGATTGCTCATGCTGACCGCATCACCGATCTGCGCGCCCATACCGACCAGGAAGTCAATCGAGGTGGTGATTTCGCCGAGGCTCTGGTTGGTCAGCCCCACAAGGCGCCGGGCATCCTTACCGAGATCAGTGATGCCCCTTCCTGCCAAGCCGGTCTTCTGCGCGATGTCCTCAAGCTGCGTCTGGAAGCCAGTGGCCGCCGTGATCGGCGCAGACAGCGCCTGCTTGAGGACGTAGAACGAGGCGACCGTATCCATCACTTGCCCGCGCGCTCGATCGAGAGCGGCGTTATTGGCGTCTATCGCCGTTCGCAGGCGGTCGCCAAAGGCAACCCGGCCGACGCGGTTCGTAGCGTCCTGAATGCCGAGGATCGAGCGCGCGATGCCCTTGGCGGGGCCAGTGGCCTGATCGAGAAGGCGTACAACAAGAGAGGAAGTGAGCGTTGCCATGGGTTTAGCGCCTCGTCAGTCGCGCGATCCTGATTGCTTGGCGGTGCATGCGGAAAAGCTGCGAGAGCGGCATTGCACGCACCTCACTGACCGGCGTGGCGAGAAAGTGGGCGACATCAGCAGTCACCGTGTCACCGCTCTCCCGCCACCAGCCGATCAGCTCAAAAATCACTGAACCGAGTGGGCCTCCTGCCTTTCCAGAAAAGGGACAGCAATCTCCACGAGCGCTTCGAAATCGCTGCGGTGCAACTCACCGATGACCTTGTTCGGGATGCGGGTGAGAGCGGCGAGCACCAAGCGGAGATGCCTGATGCGGGGGCGTTCCTCCTCGACAATTCCGATATCGTCGATGGCCTCAAGGGCGGCTACGTTCGGCTCATAGATGGTGATCGTCACATAGGCCTCGCCATCGACCGTGATCGGATGCTTGAGGGTGTAGGTGGTGGTCTGTGCAGACATGATGGGTTCCTTTTGTTTGAGGGCCGCGCTTATTCGGCGTCGACGACGAGTGCGGTGATGCAAACTTCTCCGGTCCCACCGGGCTGAAAGAAAACCTTGTCCTCGGCAGCCAAACCAGTCAGCCTGAGCGGCTCGATGCCGGCGCGGACGACGACGAAATCATTGGAGGTGGCGGCCGGCAGATCGCTTCCGACAACCAGTCGGCCGGAGCCGTTGCTTCGGAAATGGAGCTCCAGCGAAGAGCAGTCGGTGGCGATCTGGACGTAGGGGCGTTCCGAATTCGACGCCGGGAAGTTGAAGCCTTGGGTTCGCATCAAAAATTCCTCTTCTGATCACACAATGTTGGGGGCGCTCGGGCTGGTCTCAGCCTTAGCGAACGCCTTTTTCCAGCCAGCCTCCTTGCGGTCGGCGGCGGAGGTGAAGCCGGTAAAATCGGCAGGCCCCATCTCGATCTGGCTGGCGGCTCGCTCTGCAATACTCGGAATGTGGGAAGGGCGGAGTTGCTGCGACCGCGCGATCTTGAATGCGGCGTGGGCATCGCTCACGCTCGCGCTGCCTGCGATCAGAACCTCGGCCATAGCCGAGAGATCGGAGCCAGCCATGGCCCTGATCGCCGCTGCGCGAGCTTCGCCCGTCAGGTCAGGCAACGCATTATCGGGCGGAGTGGCTTGAGCGGGCGGGGTTGCGAGTGCCGGGGCAGATTGCACCACAACGGGATGCGGCTTTGCTGCTTTCGGTGCCAACGCCGTGAGAAGGACATCAAGCTTTGCGCGCAAGACTTCGCCTGCGAAGTCGTAGGCATCCGGCAACGAGATCGGCTGGCCTGCGGCGGCGTTGCGGATCAAGGTGCGGCAGGCCTCTTCGGGGAGATTGGTGTGCTGATCGAGGAACCTTGCAAGGCTATCGATCAACTCGGCATCGGCGTTCTCTACCATGGCATCAATCTCCTATCAGGCAACGTCGTCGAGGCCGACATCGGCGCGGGTGCGCCACCGGCCAGATACGTCTTTGATGCCGAGGACCGCGCGGGGATCGGCCTCACGGCGGCGTGCGATTGCGATGCCGGCGGCATGGGCGGCCATGATGGCGGCCTCTTCGTTCCGTTCCGCTTCCAGGCGCTCGGCTGCCAACTGCTCAAGCAAGGCGTCGCGCTGTGCATTGGTGAGCGCGCGTTCCGGCTCGATATCGCCTACGAGGGAGAGCGCCCGCTCGGTTATGATCTCCTGCATCGCCCAAACGAGCGTTGCAGCCGTACTGGGGCCGGCCGGGGAATTGCTGATGCCGAGCGCCTCACCGAGCTTGAGGGGAGAGGAGCGACGATCATTGTAGCAGACCCTGGGCTGGCCCTTCGCTGCGATCTCGCTGATCTCGCGCACAATAGCTTCCTTGACATCCGCGAGCGGCAGCGGCGCGAAGGTGGTATCGTTGATGGCGGCCTCAATCGCAGCGATCTTCGAGCGGACGCGCTCGACCTCTTCCGGCACAGCTTTCGCCGGGAGCTTCACCTCGGGCGCATCTACGAACCGCACGCCAGCTTCGGCTGCGCCGGCCAACCATTGCGCGATATCACCAACCACAGCGAACGATTGGAATGCGTCCGATGCACGATCAAGGCGAGGCTGGAGCCGTTCCCTGATTTCGAGTTCCGCTTTTACGAGAAGCGGGTGAACCTCGGGCTCCTCCTCAGAACGGGAAAGCATCGCTCGCAACCTGTCGAGCGGCATGCGTGCCAGGCTGACAGTGCCGGTTCTATCATGCTGGCGCGCGAGGACGAGCTTCTGTTCGATCTCATCGCGGCGCTGCCATCCTGCTTCCAGATCGTTCAATGCTGCTTTCACGACAGCGCTGGCGGCGGCTCGCTCCTCGTCGAGCATGATGGCTTTCGCCCGCCCCTTCGGCGGGAGGATGTTGAGAAGACGTTCGGTGAATACAAGCACATTGGCCCCCATACGTTGAACGGGCAAACAATATCGCGGTTTGCGCGGAGCAGGCTTTGCAAGTCGTGCAAGCGGTCGTGCAAATCGTGCAGGCGCCGGCTATGCCCGGCGCCCGAATGCTGCAAGAAGGAGCGACTTAGATATGACCCAAGGGGAGCCAGAGCCACGGGGTTGCTTCGCCCACGGCACACCCTCCTGTGCCGCGCGTGTGATCGAGGAGACTGAAAGGTCGACAAGAGCCGCAGCTCGCGCCGCATTCGTTACGTCATCACCCTCGAAAGGCTTCGCCGGCTCGGCCTCGCCGGCAGAAGCGCGTTCGGCGAGAACGCGCCCTGCGCTCTGGATAACCTCCCACAGCTCCGTCGAAGGCCGCTGAGGAAAATCGCTGGTGTCGAGCGGCGTCATTGGGCGGCCCTCTGTTCGTTGTCGCACTCGTTCGCGGCACGCTCGGCTCGGGCCTGGCGATAAGCCGCAAAGTCGATCGGGGCGGCTCCTCCGCTGGTCGGCGGCTGGTAGCCGATGATCAATAGGCGGTAGAATGCGACTTCGCGGCGCAGGAAAAGATGGCTCGCGTCGATCACCGTGGCCGTGGGGCGGGAGGCCGCCCATTCGAAAAGATCAAGATCAGGCGACATCGGCAGCACGCCTCCCAAAGCTTTTGATGGTCGCGATTGTCAGCGTCCCGGTGCGCCTCGCCCCCAGCGCCTTCGTCAGCGCGTCGGGACCGTATTTTTTGTCAATCCAAATCAAGAGCGTGCGCCAGGCTTCCTCCGTTGCCCGGATTGGCCGATCAGGGTCTCCTTCATCAAGGAACTCTGCCGGGTCATCGTCATACAAGAACTCAACGTGATCTGTCGGCCAGTCCATCTCGTCATAGTAATCGTCGGACGCGTCCGACGCGCTCTCAGGCGCGGCGGGGCGCGTATCCTGTTTATGATCCGGCTGAGTAGAAGACGACGTAGATTGAGTAGTAGACGGGGAAGCCCCCTGGTGGGGCTTCCCCTCTATATCTGTAATCTCACTCTCTAATAGCATTGCATCCGTATCGACGGATGATTGATTTTGCTTGATTTTCTTCCACCGTTTTTCAGCAGCAGTTTTCCGGCTCAGAGAATTTTTCCTCTCAAACTCAATCTGGTCCTGCATCGTGCCCGACCAAATCATGCCTTCTTCGAGGTGGATCAGCCCCGCCTCGATGAGCGTTTCGACCGCCTTTTTGAAGGTCTTCGGCGTCGCGCGGCACCGAGCGGAGAGGATTTTCTCGTTGAAGGGAACCGGCTCGCCGCGTTCGTGCATAATGGCCAGAAGATCAGTCAAAATGCCCTTGTCAGACGGTGCCAAGCCGCCCGTTTTGGCAAGCCAATCGCGGCTGTGGAATTTGAACCACGAAACTTCACCCGTCATTCCGCAGCCCTCCCGCAAGCCGAGCAGCGCAGGGCCCGGCCTGCCCAGGCGGCCGGGATCGTCGCCACGCCAGAATGGCCGCAGGGGCATTTGATCCGCCGAGTGATCTTCTGAGTGGCTGCCGCCAGCTCTGCGCGGAGGGCGGCTTTGCCCGGCCGCTGCTTCGGCCGGGCGGGCAAGATAATATCGCCATTCAGGGGATCGGCGCCCTGCTCGCGCAGCCGGCGCCGATCGCGGTCCTTGCTCCAATCGAACTTAACCATAGACCTTTTCCTTCACCGTCTGGATGATGGGAAAAGCCTTCGCCATGGCCTCTTCGGTCATCTGCTTCGCCGCCTTCGACGACTTGGAGAGATACTTGATGATATCCGCTGCGGATGCCTTCGTGGTCCCGAGCGTATCCAGGCCGCCAAGGAAAGCCCTGACATGGCTGTCCATGCTGGCGGTCTGGTCGAAATCGGCCCCCTCCCAATCGTCATGGGTGCGATCGATCTCGTCTTTCTCTTTGTCCGTCAGAGGTTTATGGAGCGCGACTACGTTCGAGGCTGCGGTGGTCGGCGCCGGTCGAGCCGACGCAGCACGCCGCAGCTCCTCGTTTTCCCTGCGCAGCCTGCGAAGCTCGTCTTCAAATCCGGCTCCGACGCGCTTGGCGATCTTTGCGGCCTCCTCGCTCTGCGATGCCTCAAGTTCGGCTGCCTTCTTCTCGGCCGCCTCGGCATCGAGGGCGGCAAGCTCACGGCCGTTTTGCGCCGCCTTGGTCTCGGCCTTCATCCGGCGGATATCGGCGACCGTCACCTTCTGCCCATCAACGAGAAGAGCTTCAACCTGATCACGGATCGGCTGCGGGGTGGACGGGGCGGCGAGTTCGTAGAGGGCGGTGACGGTCAAACCTGAAACGGTTTCAACTTTGCCTTGGAAGCGATCAGCCACGTTCATGAGGCTGGTCGCGGTTTTGTGGCTCATCTCGAATTCCGCCTCGATCCAAGGCAGGAACATGCCGTGGGGAAGACGCTCCTTCTGGCGCTTGAGTGCCAGGCCGACTGCGATGATGCTCTCCGCAGCGGTCTTCATATGAGCCTTGATCAGCGCGGCATCTTCGCGGGCTGCGGCCTCATCCTCGCGGCTGAGAGCTGCATAGGAGAACAAGTCAGGCTGCTCCGCAGCCGCAGTGTTGCTGATCCTTGCCATTAGCCGACACTCGCATTGTTGACGCGGGCGCGGTCGTCAAGCCAGCGATCGAGGTCGGCTTTCCGATAGAGGCACTTGCGGCTGCTCTGTGCAATGAAGACCGGCCCACCTCCGATCGAACGAAGAACCGCAAGCCGACCATACGACAAGCGAAGATAAGCAGCCGCCTCCGCCGTCGTCATAATCGAAAGTTTTTCGAGTTCCTCGTGAGGAAGAGTTACCTTCTTAGATTTTCCGGCATATCGACGACCCACTACTTCGGAAGGGCTATCCAT